GGTCTCCTGTGTTAGTAGCCACGCTTTGGTCTCCTGTGTTAGTAGCCACGCTTTGGTCTCCTGTGTTAGTAGCCACGCTTCGGTCTCCTGTGTTAGTAGCCACGCTTTGGTCTCCTGTGTTAGTAGCCACGCTTCGGTCTCCTGTGTTAGTAGCCACGCTTCGGTCTCCTGTGTTAGTAGCCACGCTTCGGTATCCTGTGTTAGTAGCCACGCCTCGGTATCCTGTGTTAGTAGCCACGCTTTGGTATCCTGTGTTAGATTCTTTTGCATGCTCCCAATCCGCTTTAGATTTTATGTATTCAACCCCAGCCTTTATTAATCCAGGAAGTCCAATTTCAACTCCTATTTTTATATGTGATACTGCTACCTTTGTATCATCTTTATCGCCAATGTCTGTCTTTCCACTACCCTCTACTTCACAATATCTGCTGTCAGATGGTGGATAATAACTAAATACATCTAAAGGATATTCGCAGAAATGAAAACCATTCTTACAACATTCAGCTGTTTTTTCTTCATATTCTTTATCTATTTCAAATTGAAAATTTCTACATTTTAAATCTTTGTTGAATCCTTTAAATCCTTTTATCATATTTTTTTCTCCTTAGAATTTTATTTAAATATCTCCTATTGATTTTATTTATTATTTGCTGTATAATATTTATAGTATTTGCATGTTTTACATGCTTTGTAATCGCCTGTTCTCGCAGGCTCTTTTTTTTCTGCCTTTAATCCTCTTTTTTTTAGCCAATATTTTATTCTGTCTTGATTGACACCTTCTTTCTCTGCTATTTCATAAGCTGATAGGCCTTGTTTATATAGTTTCATCTTCCTTTCATCAGCTTCATTTTTTATATAAAAATTATTAAGAATTTTATCTGCCATCTCTTGGTAGCAATCTTCGTTTTGATACTTTTCTGGTATGATTTCATCAACCCTTAACATTTCGAGTAGTTCATCTCTTGTAACCATTCCATCAGTTTTTAAAATATTTCCAAATGTCTCAATAATGGCATTTGTATAACTGCTTAATTTCACCATTTCCCTCCTCAATGATTTCTCTTAGTATTTTAGTGATTTCTCCGACCCCATCACCATTATATTGGTCAATCATTTTTAGCAATTCTTGTTTGTGCCTTTCTCTCATAATCATAAATGTAGATGGTTCTGTACTTGGCTCAAGTCCCATCGCTGACCAATAAGCTTTATTCTTGTTCAATTGTTTGTTCTTCCTCCTCCTCTATGTAAACTTTAGATACTTGTTTACCAAAATTAACCGCATCTTTATGCTCATTAAAGTAAATATCAATAATTTTATTTTCATATTTCTCAGCAATCCATTTCGCTGTTCTGTCTTGGCTTATGTATTCGTGACCATCAATCATTATCTTTGTTCCAAACGGTAACGGTGAAGCTACTGAAACTCCTTCTATGAGTTCGATACCCGATGCCCCATATACAATGTTATTTGGTCTATTTATTGCGTGTTTACCGCAACATTTGGCACAAGGACAATATGCTGTAATTGTGTATTCATCTTCGATATAACTTTCTTGCTTTAATTTCTTTTCCAACTTTTCTACATACCTTGTCTCTAGCTTATCCCAAAATTTATAAGATTCAATGTCGCTATTAAGACAATAAATTTTAAAATTTAAATCACTGTTTTCTTTATTAAGTACATCTTTTTCAGATTCTAGAGTTGTTACTTGTGCTTGTCCCTCTTGTCCATATACAAGATGCATCAATATACTTATTAAAAGTAAAACAGTTAAGATAAATCTTTGTTTCTTTAAATTCATTTAATCACCCCTATACGTTATCCGTGGCAATCTTCATAAGTGCTATAAAATCACCATTTGTAAATTTGTCTGGAATAAATATATCTAGTTTGTATCTTTCTTTAAACCTGTTCTCTAAGTCTAGTATGTTATCTTCTAACATTAATTCTTTTGCGTGTCGTATCGCTCTTTCAACTCTATCTGCTGTCGTTTTATACTTAATTGCTATTGCTTGATATATGTCCATCATTTTATTCGTTGGCTTGTACAACTCAATTGCTGTTGTTATGTACTCAAAGCCTTTTAGTGATGGTTTTACGCCGAGATATAATAATTCTTTCTGAATGCTTTGCTTGTTCAAATTTTTTACCTCCTGTTATTTCTTTGACTTGCTTCTTTAACTTTTCTTTTAGCTTTTTTCTCTTTTGGAGCTTTCTTGCGTTTGGATGTATTTGTTTCGCTTTCTGTCGTCCTATTTACCGTTTCACCTGCTAAGCTTCTCAACAATTGATATGATAGCAATAAACCTGCTAATTTAGTTGATGTATTTTTATTCATACTTTTTCATCTCCTTTTCCATGGCTTTAAATTTTTGTCTATTGTTTGTCCAATTTCTATTCTTGAACAACCACCTAGCACATTGGTAATAATATTTAATCTTTTTCATTAGAACCTCCTGTTTTTAATTGGTTTATTTATTTGTTAAAATTAAAATTGCTATCATTACTGACATGATTAATACATATTTTAAATAAAGATAATCTAATGGACTTTTAAAAAGTTTATACCAGAAATATTTAAACATTTTCTTATCCAATCTTTCTATCAGCAATCCCATATTTAATAGCCATTTCTTTAACCATTGCAACATATCCCTCAATCAACCTTTTATCATCTGCTATAACATCAATCTTAGTTAAAGCTTCACGTTTCGATTTGCAAACACCTTCGTCTGCCATTCTTTGTCGCTTGTTAGTTAATCTTCTTTTTAAATCTGTTTTCATTCGACTATCTAGTAAGTCATAACTTTCATTTCTCAATCGGCGATAAAATTGGCTTGTACCACCAAGGAAAATTGCTATTTTGTTAAGTAGGTTTTGTGTATCTGATCTCCAAGCCGTACTGTCAAGTGCTACAACTTCTCTTATGCTGTCAATTCGAGTATTTGTATCAGCAACGGATTTTTCTATTTCTTGTTGTTTTAATTGTGTTGATGCTACCGTGTCAAATATCTGTTTGAACATCTGAAGTTCTGGACTAAGTTTTGAAATATCAAGCTTGTACTTTTCTTCAACGCTTATTAAATACTTTCTATATTCTTTGCCTTTTTCATTTCTTTCAAGCATTGCCATTTCTTTGGCTATTGGAAGCTTTAGGATGTATTCTATTGTTCTTCCACCGTTTTCACAATTTTGTGAAAAACTTGAAAAATCAACCTTTCCAATGGCATCAACCTCGTTTAATCTTTGCTTTACCCAATCGGTAAATTGTCTTTTGTTTTCTAATCCCTCATGAAGTTCCCTGGCATTGACAACTTTTTCGCCTTTGTCTGTTTCGTAAACTTTTATTAAACCGTTGCTTTCTAAAATTTTTAGGTTATTCATTTATTTATAAATCCTCCTTTTGTAGTTATGCAATTTCCTTATTCGCTTTTTCGATATATTCTTTTCTCAAATTGTAAATTGTCTGACACAGTTTGTCTGCTGCATAATTGGCAAATTCGGTGTCTTTTAAATCGTTTATGCGTTTTTCGCCACATATATAGCAAGTTAATTTGTGAGATAATTCCCATACCCTGTGCATTGCGCTTGAATCAATCGTATCAAACACCTTTGCCATAATTGAACCCGTATATCTGTTTTTCTTATTATCACATCTGAACCATTTTTCTCTTACGGTTGCCAATGCTGTTGAGGTAGTGTCTTTTGCTTTTAAATTCCGGTTATTTATTTCAGAGATAATTTCTTTCATCAATTCAGCTTTAAGCTGCTGCTTTTCTTGTTCTGTCATATTTTTTTCTCCTTAGTTCTAAATTTTATTTTGATGAATAATATGTACGTTAAGGGTTTGTCCTTTAAAAGATTAACTTGACTCTTTACTTATCCCCAACCATTTAATCAAATTTACTTTTAAAACTCTTTTGCTCCTTCCAATTCTCAAACAAGGTATTCCACCTGCTATTGGGTTTATATCCATTAGTTCGTAAACTCTTCTTTTGCTTAAGCTTAGAAATGGAGCAAGTACTTCCGCTGTTATAACATCTGGTAAATCTTCTATTTTGTTCATTTTTTACTCCTTTCATATTCTTTTTATGTACATCATGCTGTTTCTTTTTCAACTACGTTTTTAATTTTTATGTCTTTAATTTTTATTCCTTTTTCTAAACCGTCTATAAAACTGTCAAAGCACATTTCTTTTAATTCGGTTTCAGTCATTGTGTTAAGTGCCTTTTCAAGTCTTTCTTTTTTATCCTCAGTTTTCAATGTTTTCACCTCTTTCCTTTGTGTTGTTTAACACATTATATATTATATGTTTGTGGTTGTCAACACTTTTATGTGATATTTTTTTAAATTTTTGTGTTGACATACACAATGTAATAATATAATATATAAAAAGAGAGAGGTGATAGTATTGAATGATAAAATTGGAAAAAGAATAAAGGATATAAGAGAAAATAAAAAAATAACTCAGAAGGATTTTGGAGAAGAAATTGGCGTAAGTAGAGATGTTATTAGCAATATAGAATATGGTAGAGTAGAAGTTAAAGAGCATATAATAAAATTAATTATAATGAAATTTAATGCATCTGAAGAATGGCTCCGAACCGGAGAAGGAGAAATGTATAATTCATATAATAAAGAGGATGAATTAGATTATTTAGTAGGTGCACTTGCCGCTAAAGATAATAAATTTAAAAGAAAATTCATTACTTTTATGCTTAAACAACCAGATGAAAACTGGGATATGATTGAAAACATGATTATAGAATTTAATAATTATTTAAATAAAAAATAAGTCCCTATTAGGACTTATTTTTTTCGTACCCATCTATGTAAGCCAAAATCTTGTTAATTAGTATTTCATCTTGCGTTTCTTTAAGCTTTTCAATTGCTTTATTCCTTTTTTCTTCCATAGAGCCCCCAATATTATGTATGTTACTTTATTATAGAACAATCGTTCGATTAATTTACATTATACTCTTAATATAAATCGATGTCAATGAGATATAATATCTTGTCGAAACGTGTTCATTCTTATATGATAATCCCCTACATGATTAATGTCAATCTCAAATAAAATCATAATGTATATGTTGTTGTATATGTAAATTATATATATTATACTTTAATATGTAAATGTTAGGGGGATATTATGGATATTACGTTTGGTGACAGATTAAAAAAATTGAGAGCAAATAAAAACATGCTACAGAAACAAGTCGCACAAGATTTAAATATTACTGTACAAAGATATTCTAGTTATGAAAATAATTCTAGGCTCCCTGAAGTAACAATAGCAATAAAAATTGCCAATTATTACAATGTATCTCTTGATTATTTATTTGGACTTGACAATAAAACTTATCTGGATAAATCAAACTTACAGAATCAAATAAAAGAATTAAAAAACGAGCTTAACAATCGAATGAATAAACTTGAAGAATATATTAACAATACTAAGTAGTCATTAGGCTGCTTTTTTTATTGCATAAAACGAATTAATGTTCTATAATATAAAAAACCACGTCTCGTCAACGTGGTAAAATCTAAAAGATTTAATTTATGTATAAATGAATTATATCAAATCATCTTTTAGAATACAAGTAAAAAATGAAAGGATGATAAAATTGAAAGGTACTATTTACAAAAGAGGAACTACTTACACGTATATGCTTGATTTAGGCAAGGATCCAATTACTAATAAAAGGCATCGAATAAGCAAAAGTGGATTCAAGACTAAAAAAGGATGTCAAGCTGCTCTTGCTGAAATCCAAACGCAATATAATCAAGGAATATATGTGAACGAGTCTGAAATAACATTAAAAGATTTTATTGAAGAATGGATAGAACTCTATGAAAAATCAGGTACTGTCAAGATAAGTACTGTTAGAGTTCGCAAACATGAAACAAACAATATGCTTCTATATTTTAAAACTGTTAAATTAAAAGATATCACAAGGCATATGTACCAAGATTTTTTATTTACTATGAATGACAAATTTGCTGAAAACACTCTTTCAGGTATTCATGGAACTGCACGATCAGTTTTCAAGAAAGCTATAGAATTAAAATATATAAAAGAAGATCCTACCGAATATACAGTATTGCCAAAAATACAAAAAACAGTCGAAGAGCTAGAGTGTGAGAAACTGGTACCTAAGTATTTTGAACTGAAAGAATTGAATAATTTCCTTAATGCTTGTAAAAGAGATAATGATCCACAAGTTCATACTATATTTATGACTTTAGCATATACAGGAATGAGAATCGGTGAGCTATGTGCTCTCAAATGGAAAGACATTGATTTTAACGCAAAGGAAATAAATATATACAAAACATACTACAATCCAACTAATAAAACAGATAAATATACTTTACTAACACCAAAGACTACAACATCAAAGCGTAAAATTTTTATAGACAATATGCTCATCAAAGAGCTTAAGAAGCATAAAAAATACCAAGATGAACTAAGGTTAAAAATTCCATCTTGGTTTAAAGAGGACGGAAATTTTGTTTTTACAAAAGCTTTAAATTATCCTGGCTATCCCGAAGTGATTAAACAGATTGAACTTAAAATGGCGCAGGTAATAAAGAAGAATGGATTATTGAAAGAGATCACACCTCATGGTTTGCGCCATACACATGCCTCTTTGCTAGCACAAGCCGGAGTAAGCCTTGAAGAAATTATGGAGCGTCTGGGTCATAAAAATGATTCCATCACTCGTGAAATTTATCTACATGTAACGCAGGATATGAAAAAAGAAGCTTCATCAAAGTTTATGAATTTATTAATAACTGCAAAATAAAAACCGAGATTGTCATAATCTCGGTTTTTAATCTTAATGGCTACAAAATGGCAACATGTAATACTTTCAAATCATTAAATGCATTGATTTCAACGCATATATCACTTTATTACATCATTCCGCCCATGATAAATAGTAATTATATAACCATATATAAATTATATAAAGTGAATAAAGTGCGTAAAATCAACATATTTGTGAAAGCTTGTACATTTGATTTACTTGATTTATTTTAATTGCGTCAACAAAATGGCAACAATGGCAACAAGCAAAAAGAACTGTCGATTATGGCAGTTCTTTTATATCTATTTTAATAACATCAATTACTTTACTACTAACATCTGCTTTGCTAACGAGTAACAGTTTTTTAAACTTTCCACATTCCTCATACTTCTGTATCTTCCTAGCAATATTATTGTTGCTTAATTCAACTTCTACAGCCAATAATCCGCGTTTCCCGTTCTTTTCTATATCAAGCAACATATCGGGTCGCAAATTTCCGTATTCTTTCTGTATTTCAAAATCATGTATGGCGTAACAGTTTTCCCGAACCCAGCAATATGCTCTAGCAATATAATCAAGATGTAATTTTTGCTTGGGCTCTCTCTTTGTATAATAAAAATATTTGTCATTTGCTCCATGCCTGGATCTACGTAAATATAAATAATCATTTAAAAAAGTTAATCGCCTATTTGCGACCCTTTGACTTGGATAAAACAGTTTCTGAATAGTATCAGAATAGCAAGGACATTTAGAAACAAATTCAACTACATCATAATCCCTATCAGTTATCAAATTAATGACACTTCCTTCAATTCTACAGGCTCAATTTTTTTGACATTTTTAAGAGGTATTATATTACCTGAATTACATTTCATAAAAATTTGCTTCTTAATTTCTCTGTCCTCTAAGAAAAAGCTCTTGAACTCCACGTCTTGATTATCATTAGTCAAAATAGCTTCGCCCTTACCATGCAGATTAGTCACAGCCCTGTAATCGCCTTTATCAAGCAATATTTCGCTATTATAAGTATTCCTAACCTTAAATGCTATCGTATTATTAAGATTAGCCTTTAACTTTGTATCGAGGTTTTCGTGGCATGGTCGTTGTATACTTAATATAACTTTTATATTTGCCGCCCTAGCTTGTGCAAGAATTATATTTAATTGCTTATTAAACTTCTTATCATCGCTTAACATTGTATATTCTTCAATTAAAACAATTATAGGCTTCATGATGTTTTTAAATCTCTTGTTATAGTCTTTAAAATCCTTGCAATTTGTTTTATCTAATTCTTTAAATCTGCCAATCATTATTTGTTTTATATTATCAATCTCGATTTCAGCATCTTCAATATTTTTTATGAACGCTGTAAGGTGTTTATAATTTCTAAATACATTATAGTCACCGCCCATTTTCATGTCAATAATTTTAATCTCAACATCTTTTAAGCACATAGCGGTTAATAAACATTTTATACATGCAGTTTTACCGCTTCCAGTTATTCCCCCCACCAAAACATGTGGTTGACTTTCTAAATCTATATATACTATTTTTTCACCTTCAGCCGTAATAGTTACGCCAATCGGAAATATCATTTTATTCATTATAAATTATCCTCCTATACGTCATAATTTGGCTTATAAACACTTTTATATTGAACATCGAATATTTGTATCATAAGATTAAAATTATTTGTTAGTTCTATTTTAACAGGCTTTTTAATAGCTGTTTCAATTTCTGTTTGATGGTCCGTAAAATCTTTTAAACATAATCCTACTGGAATATTAAAAATATACCTATCTCCTAATTCGTTTTTAGATTTCTTAAGCAACTTTGGTAATTTTTTATCCGCGGTGCAATACAAGCCTAAATTTGTAAATAAAATTTTCCATTTATCTCTCTTAAAGTCGCTAACTAACAATCCACTACTTAAAACAGATAAAACTATACTGCATATTTTTACACAAGGAACTACACTACCAAATATAAATAAAAATATACAACCTACTAAGCAATAAATATCTTTCATTAAATTCTTAGTATTCATATTAATTAATATTGACCTCCTATTCCAACACTTATTCCATCAACTATACTTATGCATTAGTACACCAATGTATAGGTTTATAAGTGTATGGACAACTTTATTATTAGACTTATAAGAATGAGTGAAACGGAGTGGAGTGATATTCTGTGCCACGATTTTTTAAATAATGTTTTTCCTGATTTTTCTAATTTCATCTTTATCATTTGTGCCATATATCCAGTCGTTAAATTCTTCCTTGGTAATGTTCCCCTCTTTGATTTCATTCCGTAACCCCTTCATTCCTTTTTTATTTGCTTCATGCATACCCTTGTAACACGCTTTTTCAAACATTTTATATGCTTTACCCATAATAACCCCCTATAAAACAATTTGAAAATTCTCTTGCTCTAACATCTGATTTAAGTAATTAATCTGTGTTTTCTTTAAAGTAATTTCAATATAAATTTCTCTATATAAATCAACGTCATTCATAGTTATACGTTTATTTTCAAGTGCCTTAAGGTCCTTTTCTAGTTGTTCAAGTTTGGATAAAATTATTTCTTTCATAAACCCTCCTGATTTCGACAAACAATGTACAAGCTATTTGATAACATGATAAAAACTGCTCAATGCGGTTACTCTCTCTAATGTGCTTGGCGGTGCGGTGGAGAGAGTTTTTATTCAATTGTGAAAAATCCTTGCTTTATTTTGGAGTTCTGCGTTTCTTCTCGTATTTTTTCCTTTTTTAAAAGTTCCTTGACAAAGCCACTTCTTCCACTTTTTTTATCTAACCACTTATATAATTCTTCTTCTTCCTTATTATTTTTATACGATATCATGTGATAAAGTTTTGTTTTTCCGTTTTTTATGCTTTTACTCATTAATTTCACCTCCTAATAATTTATATGCTTTCTATTACTAATATATGATTATTATTATTTTTTGTTACTGAATTTCATTAAATATAATAAATTTGCATAAAAAAATAACCAGAATTGTTTCTCCTGGCTATCTCTGCTTTTTATATTCATTATTGTACCATTCTATAAATTCACCATGCAATTTTTTCTTTGCTTCTTGATAAGCTTCACTTGCATCTTCCGCTTTATCAAATCTACCTAAAAAATAATGTTTTTTCTTAAACCCTATTTGTGCAATAAATTTATTACGTTTTTCATCAAAGCATACTCCTTTAAAACCTGTTTTATTAGTTTTCAACAATTTGTTGCTTTTAATAACTTTAATATGCGTATTCTGAATAACATTTTCTTTAACATTTAATTCGCCAATCCGTTTACCATAAATCGAACGTAATTCGTCTGTTAAGCATCCGCAACTTTGAACCCTTTTCCCTGTTAAATCACCCTCACTAACTTCCTTAATATTTCCACATTTGCATTCACATTTCCAAACAACGCATCCGTTTTCAGCTCGTTTCTTAGTAGGCTCTATTGCTTTAAGCCTCCCAAATATTTGATTTGTTAAATTATTAGTTTTAAACTGCGTTGATTCCATAGAGCAACCACAACTTTTTTGGCCTCTAGTTATGCAATCTGCACGTATCCATTTCTCGTTTTCGCAATCGCATTTACAGTAATAAAAAGTTCGCGTTCTGCCCTTATCGTCTAGTTCCCTTTTTCTCTTTAATATTTCCAGCATTCCGATTTTTTGCCCTGTTAAGTCCATTGACTTTGACATACTTATCACCCACTTAACATCTTTTAATTAATAATATTTTTATATATTGACCTGAGAACCTTTTCTTCATTTTGCTGATTGAGATATACTACTTTGATGTTTTTCCCCTCGATAGCAGACATTATTTTATAGTAAATGCTATGATTAAGATAGTTGGGGTATATAAACACAACATTGATATTATCTACTATTCTAGCATCAAAATTCATATTATCAGGATGAACGAAGATAAAACTAGGTAAATTCTCCTTCATTTTTTGTTGCCACTTCTCATGACCGCCGATTAAGACGGCTTTAAACGACTTTAATCCATCAAGATTGATTTCTATATCCTTGCATTCTATCTGCTTGTCTAAATCAAATATAAACTCTCTTAGTCCGTTCAATTCTTGCCTGTTTCTCTTTTCATCTTCCAATTCTGCTTTAAGACGTATATTTTCTTTTTCTAAAAGTCCATGTGTTTTTTGAAGCTCTGATAAACCCTGCCTTGCAGTAAATAATTGTTCTTCATTAGCATTTAACAATTTCTCTAGTCCATCTAACTCAACATACATAGTTTCTTTGTTGTTTTCAAAATACATTTGTTTTACTTGTTTATATGCTTTTATTAGATATAAAATATACATGTAAGATATTAAAAATTTCGTTGCATCTTGAATATTTTCTAAATTTTCATTTTCTAAAATGTATAAATATAATATAAAATCTATATCACCATCAGTAAATTTAATATCTTGAAATATTGAGTCGCTTGATAATCTTTCATAATCAAATAAAAACGTGCATTGCTCCATTTTTTTTTCTTCAAGCACATTTCTTACGATATCATCATAGTTTTTAATAATTCCATATTTTTTATATATGTCATTCTTCAATTTTTTAATATTGTATTTTCCCGTATCATTTACTTTGTTTAGACTAATTCTCGTATTTAAAGCGTCTTTATAATGTCCTAGCCTATCATGCATCATCATTAAAATTTCATTGTATTTTTCATCTCTTATAATCTCATTGCCATTATTTAGTGATAGAATCAATAAAATATTAAAATTGTAATCTATGGGATTATCATTTGAATCCATATTGTTTTTGAATTTTTTAGCAAATGCTTTGTGATAATCTTGAAATTTAATAACTTGATGATTTTCTACATACAAATAGGTCCATCTATAAGCTTTGAATATTAAATCATATAATTTATCGTTAATTTCTTCATTTTTTCCAGCTGCTGCAATTATACCTAATATCTTTTTACAATATTCTTCTTGTAACAATGAGCCTTCTGTTACCATTTGATGATTATATAATTCATGCTCTTTAGCTGCTTTATAAAATTCGTATTTATTTGCTTGATAAACCTTATCTATGTCTTTATATATTTTTTTATTATTTCCTAGTGCCTCAATTATAAATGGTAGCAGATTCAATTCCATGGATTGATTTCCTCCCTGATAAAAAAAATTTATTTCATGCTTGCTTTTAACTCATTCAACAATCTTTCTTTTTCTTTCTTATAAACTTCAAATGCTTTTTGAGGAGTATCAAAACTTCCTAATTCATATCTCTTTTTATTGTAATTTATTCTTGCTATATATTTTTTATTTTTTATTATTACCCCTTGAAATCCTGCCTTATTTGACGTATTAATTCTATTTAGTCCACTTATAGTTCTAATCTTTTTTATGTGCATGCTTCTGTTTACGTTTTTCTTATAACACCCACAACTTATAGTATTGAGTTGTTTTAAATTCTGAGCATCAACTATAATTTCATTTCCACACCTACATATACATAACCATCTAGCTCTCTTTATACCTTTACAATTCCGGTTTTCTGCTCTTTTTATGACTTTTAAAAATCCAAAAATTTTATTAGTTAAATCATCTGCCTTTCTTCCCATATAATCACCCATATTATTGTAAAATATTTTGTACATTATAACATAAAATATAAAAAAGGGGAATAAAAATCCCCATGAATTTTCAAATGTGTCAATAAACCCCTATGCTTCTTCAACTTCGTAAACTTCATAATTTATATTTGCTTCTATATCCATATCCAATGTATCAAGCACCATTGTTTTTGCTTGTTCCTCTGTTTCTGCTTCTACATCAAATCTAATAAAAACTCCGTATTTCGCCATTTCAAACCTCCATGAATTTTTGAAACTCTCTATAAACCCCTATACAGTTCCTAATCCCTTTCTATTTGCGAACTTACTTTGCAATTCATCAATCGCGACATGTGTATAAATCATTGTGGTAGCTAAATTTGCATGTCCTAACAGGTCCTGAATTTCTCTTATGTTAAAATCTCCGCTTCGCAAAATATCAGTTGCAAATGAATGCCTTAATTTATGAGGACTAACCTTTTTCTTTTCTGTTCCATCTTGAATAAATACGCCTGCACGTTCTGACATCCTGTAACATACTTCCCTTATATAATGCGTGTCAATAATGCCACCTTTCATGGTACAGAAAAAATAATTACTTTCTGGTCTAAATTTTAACCATTCCAAACAAGCTTTTATAACATCCGTGTCCATTGGTATATATCTATCTTTCTTTTTGTCTTTTTTTCCCTTTGACTGCTGCACGTATATCAATTTAGTTTCAAAATTTACATCCGATAAAGCTAATTTTGCTACTTCTGACACTCTTAACCCTGCTCTATACATCATCATTAGCATTGCATAGTTTCTGCATCCAGTCGGACATTTAGTATTTATTTCTGATAGCATTTTCAATGCATCTGTTTGACTTATTGTTTTTGGTAATTTTAAAGACATTCCATTTCCTCCCTATGAATTAAATTATTCTAAATTTTATATTATCAAAAGTATTTGCATCTGGAACCATAGCTCCATCTGCTTCCATTTTTTCTAAATCGTCATAATAATTTTTGGCTTTCTGAACAGCTTACATTTTGCTATTTGCTTCAAACTCACGAATATACTTATATGTTTCAGTTATTTCTACTTTGTATTTTTTCAAATAAACACCTCCCATGAATTAAAATTTTCTCTTATAAACCCCTATATCATTTCAAATCTAAGCTTAATTGCTTCTATAAAATAATCCTTGTTTTCGCCAGCATAAGCAAATATATTTATTACTGTATAATTGTATGCTTCATCGTCTTCGAATCCATCAAAACTATTAAACAAGTTAAATGCTAATTTACAGCAAGCCATAGTTCCGCTTGTTTGCCATCCGCTATTTAAGCCTTTAAATTCAATATGATTTTCTTTAAAATTATACAATGTATTAATATTTTTTCTTGTTTCTTGAAACATTGATAACAAATAAAACAAACTGATACGTTCAACATCACCGGAACTTAAGTTTGCATTTCTGATAAATCTTTCATATCCTTGTTGATGTTCTGCGTTTTTAAATTTCATAACTACCTCCATGAATTTTTAGGAAGGTCAATAAACCTTCCTTGATTTTTAGGCGGTCATGATCTATAATACATATACCACCTTAATTGGTGTGTTGGTGTAGCATCTTAATAGCTTTGGTCGGCTCGTGCTACACCATTTTTATTTACATTTCATTTAATCTAATTGCTATTTTGTTCCCGTCTTGGACTGCTCCACCAAACGCATACAGATTATTATAAACCGCATTAAATGTTCCGTCATTTGCAACGTGTCCTGTTTTTTCAAATCCTTTTGTTGATAAAAAGTCATTTACAAAGTCGATTAAATTATCAACTGTTCTGCTTACTTTGATTTCAAAAAGTATTGATACTTGACCTTTTTTCAAACTTGGATTGCTTACAAATTGTTTATATCCCGTCATTTTCTATACCTCCAATCTTAAAATTAAATCCAATGCTTCTTGCCTATACTTCCAATTATTCCAGGCCTTTTTTAAATTTTCCCTTAGCTCCGCTGGCACTGTTTCAAGTTGCAAATTCAACAATTCGTTTTCAATCTTTTTAAGTTCTTGCTCTTTTTTCCAGCAAGCAACAATGTTATAATCAGTTACATCTAATCCAGCTTTTTTGTTTTCCTCAAATACCAGCTTGCAATAATTTTTAAAGTCTGCCTCACTCATTAAAAAGTCGCTTGATGGATCTGTTATTCTTTTGCCTTCATCTTCTGTTATAAAGCAATTTTCATTTAATGCTCTTCGCTTGTTTTCTCCGTCGATTTCTTTCAGTGTCTCAACTTCTGCGTTTATCAATAAATATTTCTGTTGCTTGCTTCTGATTTGTAATCTTAATTTATTGTCTAACATTTTTAAATCCTCCATGAATTTAATTTTTGATTAATAAACCTACGAATTAAATATTATGTCTATAAACCCCTACAAGCCCATGAATCTTTTCGAGTGTCTATAAACCCCCTCGTTAATGAGTAAAATCTAGGGAAAATCACAAGACGTATACTGATAATGACAATCAATATCATTTAGATGTCTGTAAGTGTTAAGGTCCATTTCTGGACCCGTCGGAATCTTGCCAGCTCCCCAAATTGAGGACAACCTCGGGACTTTTAATCGTTTTCGTACGATTCTCTCTCTAAACGTCTAAACGTCTTTGCTCTTCTTCCCAAACTTCGTGTGCTTCTCTTTCTTCTTTGTTTGCTATATCAATATTTATTCTTTCAATCGCATCTGCAAATTTGCTGCTTGCTGTTTCAGAAAATTCGTCTGAAATCAAATATTCTCTATGTTCAGAATCCATTTTGTCAATTACTTCACTGTAATTTTTCTTTACAAAATCGTAAAAATTGTATTCGTAATCGTCGCTGTCCTCGTCTTGATTGTCAAAAGCTGCTTTAATTTCCTTGTAATTTTCTTGACATTCTAAAGTTTCATCAAAATCGTAGTCATAACCGTCCGAACCAACAGACCAACCCTCACCGCTTGCTACTACAAACGCATCACCATCATAAACACTACTACTAAAACTGTTTTGCCCCATCATTCCAGTTGTCCAAGGTTCTAAATCATCATCTATCAATAGATCTGTTCTCCAGCTACTGTCAAATCCTTCTGCTTCTTTCATAGCTTCAACTATTTTTTCAATAACTGCATCTTCATTGTTTTCTAGGTATTCTCTAATTTTTAATAAATTCATTTTCAATTTTGTTGCAACCTTTGCCGCAACTCTCCTATTTTTTATTCCCTTTTTCAGGTTGAGCGGTGAGCCTTTCGGCTCTGCGGGATTTCACCACCATCGACCCTTGCCCTGTTTGGGTTTATACCATTTACATTTGTTTGGCTCTTTCTTTTAAATATTTAATATAATCATTAATTTCTGTCATTTTGTTACCTCCGATTTATTTTATATTATTTTTATTGTTGTACCACTGGACAACATTTAATTTTTATATATTGAAACTTTTTATATAATTATCTAATTCAATTTTATCAAAATAATCTTTTGGGAAGTAACAAGCTATTGCTTTTTTTATTCCATTTATTGCCCCTTTATATGTTTTATATCTATTGCAATCTGAATAATATTCCTCTTGATTATTTGTTATTTCTGAAAAATACGAATCTTTCTGCATGATTACATATTCATCATCAATTAGATTTATTTTATAAAAATTTCTGTATTGATTTTCTCTTTCTTTTAATTCCTTTATTTCTTCATTTTTCATTGATAAAACCTCCGATTTTGTAACTGGGCTTGCGACCAGTTCGCGCATTGCCAGGTATTTATTCCCCGTCACTCTGCTTGTTTAATTTGCCATTTGATGCATTAACTCTTCGATGTCTTTTATTATTGCGCTGTTTAAATCATTTGTGGTTAATACACTTACTATATATTGACCGTCGTCGTCAGTGTATCTTTCTGCAAGTCCTCGAAGTTTGTTCTGCATTCCTTCTCTGTCAAAGTCTAAACCTTGTTCAAAAGCTAAAGAAGGGATTTCACGAATTACGATTGACCTTTTTCCGTTGTAATCATCATAGTAGATGTTTTTATTGTTTGGGTCGTCTGCTTCATTTATGATTATGTGTAGTGTATGCAAGCAGTTCCATCTTGGAGTTATGAATAAATCCTTTTCAAATTCAACATCCATTTTATCTTGTATTATTTGAGCTAACCAGCTTGTGTCTTGAAGTTTTCTTACACTGTTTGATGTTTTCATTACATTGCCTTCGTTTTTACAAAATATCTATAACCGCCATATGCATTATCCATTTTATCCTTTTTAGTCTTAGCTCTTTTTTCTGATGTATAAGTTCCGATTGTTTCCCCTGTTTGCCTATCCATTACCAAGTATTTCATTTCCAATACCTCCGAGTTATTTCTTTAATCTCTATCTGATAATACAATTATACTACCGTTTTTATTGTTTGTCAAGCGTTATTTAAGATATTTTTTATCTTTTTTAAGATTATTTTTATTGTGTTTGACATTTAAAATATTAAATGATATAGTCAGAACATCATATATCAGAGAGGTGTTTTTTATGATTAGTTATAAGCCGTTAAGGGTGTTGCTAGCTCAAAAAGATATGAAAATGACAGATTTGAATAAAATCCTACCAACGAGCGTTACATCTAAATTTAATAAAGATGCTCCAGTCAATATTACGACACTGGATAAAATATGCCAGTATTTGCATTGCAGCATCAGCGATGTTGTTGAGATACTACCAGATGCAATAGCAGTGCCGGAACTGGAAACAGATCTAAAATAAAAGCAGGGTTTTTATAGCTCCGCTTTTTTCTTTTGCCTGGATCTATTTTCTTTCCTTTTCTTTTGCTGTCTAGCAATGCGTCTTTTCAGCATTGCGGTTCTTTTAATCTTTTGTTCTTTTGTTCTTTTGTCCTTATTCTTTATCATTTATTCCGGGCCCTGATGTTACTACTATCATATCGGCATATTCTTTATATTATTATCACCAAGCCACAAAATGGCCTATAACAAAAGTTAATATCAGTTTGATATCATTGTTTGATAGCCGTTGTTATATTGCATCCTATGCATTACTATAAGTAATGCGTTATTGTATTATTCTTTCTGTTCGTAATGCATATGTAAAAATACAAGTGATTTGTTAATGATTACTATATGGTACAATTACATTTAGTTACCGTATATAACGAATTGATTACGTTTAGTTACTGTTTGATTGTTATTGCATTCAATTAGTAATGAAATTAATAATGATTTATGATTAATAGTTTGTAGTTGCATCATATTAGATGTATATAGTAACAACTTAATGGTCAATGATTACTATTAGTAATGTATTTTTGTTATATGCGTTCTTTTAGTTAGATTACAGTATGTAGACCCCATTATAAACCTATATTGTGCAATATTTTGCATGCAATTTCTTGCAAAGCGTGAAATATGTTTCATGGTGAATGCAATGTAATAAATGTTACATACTATCTTTGTGCTTAATCGCGATACCGCATCACTCATGTATATATCGCATGTTTTGTGCATATTTATCATTTATCAGTATTTTAGCTGCCAAAACGTCGTATATACTACCGTTTCTCTACAGTTTCGGTACTATAGCTATTTGGACATGCTTTATGTTCCTTCCAGCGCTACAACTGCTACCACGCCCGGCTATTTTTAATTATTTTTTTAAAGGGGGCGGGGGGCTCCTTGCCTGCGGCGCGGAGAGTTACTCCCCTAGAAAATATACCACCCTCACGGGAAAATTATTAATTTCATATACAAAATATATATTCCATTTTCGATATAACGTAATTTATTATAATTCATTCCCAGAAGCCATAATTTGCGATATTTTAAACGAAAACATATAAATAATACTAATGGTTATTGATATCAAAAATCATCTTTAAATGTAAGATATGCCTTGTAAAGAACCTAAAAATATAAAATATTAATTTTTATATCTGATTAATGAGTTGAAATCAATATTATAAATTACATGTTTACTACACTAAAACTACATGAAAACCTTCGATAAACCTCTATCCTATGCACTTTACATATCCTAAAATAAGAAGTATAATTATGATGTCAGAAGTGCCTAAGGAATTAGGTGCTTTTTTATATGTCTTTTTTTAAAAGATAAAGTCAAGAAAAATTAGTCATATACATAATAGTATATTACATTATACGTATCTGACTGACGGTTCTTTGGTAGCCCTTGAAATACTAACATGTATCAAGATTTCAAAGTGACCCAAAAGGGTACAATTAAAATTGAGATTGCACCTAAAAAGGTCGCTTGGGAAGTGAGATAATGAAAGAAACATATATCAAGCGTCAAAGCATTACACAAAACGGTGAAGTAGTTAAGCAAAACGTAGCCGAGTTTTATAGTCCGTTTAAAGATGGCAAGGGATATAATTTAAAATATAAATCTACTCATACGAGAAGTTATCTTGAAATATCTCTACCAGAAGACTTTACAGATACTGAAATAGGTAAAATATATAGATTAAGTAAAAAAATATATTCAGACAGTAATCTTTTAGCAAAAAGGAGTAATGACGAAATTGTTCCACTGTCAAAAAAGGATATACAGGACTTGGTTAATCTCCATAGAACAAAATTCAATCCATTTTGGAGTAAAATATTAGAACAAAGCGTTATAAAAGAAACTAAATTAGGAGATTGTAAATATTTCTGCTTTAATCCTTTATATTTCAATTCCACAACATACATTCCCCTATATTTATATATCGCATTTCAAAAAGAATTAAATGAGCATTTACCAAAATGGGTTATACAAAGATATTTAGAAATGCATGAAGAACAAAATAAAAAACAATAGATAGCAGCTAGCACTTTCTAAGTGTTTTTTTATTACTCAAAATTGAGGTGATTATTAAAATGAAATATGAAATAAAAGCAGAAATTGAACTTGATGATGACTTTGGTGATAGTTCAGAACAAATTGAAGAAGTAAGAAAAGATATACAGGATATAATTGGTTGTTATGACATTAAATTTCCATCGGTTGAAGTTAAAATATTTGAATTAAAAAAGTGATGTGATTGATATGAAAATATATAGTGATAAATGCAAATCCTGTCCTTGGAAAAAGGATGCTGGAAATAAAATATTTTGTCCATTTTCTAGATGTATAAAGGGGGTGTTCGGTAATGGCATCCAAAAGAAAAATACACAAATCAAAGATTGACGGTAGATATTACAATTACTTTGATATCTGTAAAATGGAAGGAATTGAAACCAATAGATGTAAAAATGCTGTCAGCAAATTAGGCATTGAAGGTATTAAGAATCTTAAAGAATTAGAACCTATTGAACATTTATTTGAGCAGTTTGAAAAACCTGTTTTAAATGGCATGGTTAAATCTTATGGAATACTTCGAAGATACTATGACGATTGGAAACAAACCGGTGAAGTTCCTAAGTTCAGCACAGGCAGACCAATAAAAGAAGGTTATGTATGGCTTAAAGCTTCTATTCCAGAAAATTTAAAGGAAGAGTTTCAAGCAGTAGTTGACAAAGCAAATTCAATGTCCGTTGTTCATGTTACTTATTCAGACATGGTTGCGGTGGCGATAAAAGATTGGATATTGAGACATCCAGAGTTTAAAGATTTAGATGAAGATTAATAATATGCAGTGCCGGAATAGGTAGACGGTGTATAAAGGGACGCTTATCGGACTAAACGTGCAACCATCTATTAGTTGAGTGCGTAATCACTAATAGACCGATAGCCAAATCGTTGCTGAACTATGCAAGGTGCAAATCCTTACCTGTATAATGACCTATTGAAATAAATAGGATATCGGTTTTACTCATTGAGCCACGTTGAGAAATCAATGAGTTTTTATATGGGAATAGTACAAAGGTTAGTGCAAGGGTCTTATAAGCCTCAAATATAGGTTCAATTCCTATTTCCCATACCAAACAAAGGAAGTGAAATCATGGCAGTAAAGAAAACTACAATAAAAAAAGATAAAGAAAAAGCTATTGACTTAAAGCCTGTTGAAAATCAATTGTTGCCAGAAAATCCACTTATGCAAAGTATGGCAATTACACCATCTGATGAATTAGATGAAAAAGTTGAAATGATAAATGAAATTGAATCCTTGACACAACTTGCAAAGCAAGAATTATCAGTAAAAAGGCAAAAAATCGAATTAGAAGTTGATAATAAAAAACTTGATACTGCTTTAAGAACTATATCAACTATTGATAAAATAATTGAATCTGTGGCTAATGAAGATGTTTTAGCGAGAGTTGCTAAAAATATTAATACACCCCAAGATATGAAATATATGGCCGAAGCTGCTGAAAAATTAACCGGAACTCTTAAAAATCTTATGAATCCAAATGTTATGGACGAGTTCGGCAATAAGAAACATAAGAAAATTAATTTTATGTTCAAGAGTTCAGGACCTATTCAAGCTGCAATACAGGTTGATACATCAGACGATTAGGAAGTGTTTTTATGATAGAGAATTATAGGTACACAGAAAAAGAGATAAAAGAATTGTTAAAATCAATGAAAATTATTATAGATAGCAATGAACAAGTTTTCGACCATATTTCAACTTGGTTTGATAAAAAGAAAATTCCTTATGTTATTGAGAATTTGAACTTTTGTGATTATAGCTTTTATCTACCAGCTAATTCTGAACTTGGGATAGAACGAAATATGTATTTTGATAAAAAGATTTCAATTGAAAGAAAACGAGATTTGAATGAAATTTCAACTAACTTCGGTGACGGACGTACAAAATTTGAGAATGAATTCATTAGAGCAACTGGCAAAATTCATTTATTAATTGAAAATTCATCCTATGAGGATATTATAAATCAAAATTACAAAACAAAATATTCACCGCAAGCATTTATTGCAAGTTTACATAGTTTTGCTGATAGATATAATTTTTCAATAAATTTTATGAAGGACAATAAATATTCAGCACAGTTTGTTTATTATACTTTTTACTATTATCTTAGAAATTATTTAATGAATAAATGAATAAAATTAAATGGAGGAAATTAAATGAAAGAGGTTTACAAAGATTTATACGTTGGAAATCAACAAGATTATGAAAACAAGTGTTTTGATGATAGTTTCTCATTCTTGTTAGCCGCTAAAGAGCCATTTCACAGGCAAGCACTTAATTATAGTGGAAGAGCGTGTCCAAAAGATAATCCAGAGTATTTATGGGCTTACAGAGACAGAGGTAGTAAATTAATCCTTAATATAGTTGATGCAAGTTCTTCTTTATTCTTCAACAAAGACATGATTGATGAAGCACTTGATTTTATTGAAGAAGAGTTATTCAAGGGTAAAAATGTGGGAATTTTTTGCAACAAAGGCGAAAGCCGTTCAGCTTCCTTAGCACTTCTTTATTTGATTAAACATGGAATTATAAAAGGTGAAACTTTAGAAGATTGTGAAGTTGAATTTTTAAGAGTTTATCCCGAATACAATCCAGGTAGCGGAATAAGGGAATTTGTTAAGGAACATTTTAAGGAGTATAAAAAATAAATATTATACATATCAGAATCATAGGTTTAGGTCGTTGCCTATCCGTGCCCGTGTGTTAGATAGGTCTAGGTCAACTTTTACAACTCGACTGATGAGGCTGAACGTAGCCGAAAAACAAATTGTTTATCGAGAATTCTCCACGTTGACTACGATGAGAATCCAGACGGGCAACTACCTAAGCTTATGATTTTATAATTTAAGCACTCCTAGAAGTGCTTTTTTAATGCAAATATTAGGTTGATGTCTTATGACATAGGGGTATAACACTATATTTTGGGGTGGGCGGTGTGTTATTAAAAGTAGGTGGTAATTATGCCTCGCAAGGGCGGTTCTATAAGCATTATACAACAAAAGAATGAAAAGTTAATACAACATTCAACTAGCGACAAGATGGCTATTTGTGGTGAATGCGGAAAGCCATTTGCTCAAATATGGAGGCCTGAGTACGAAGCATATACATCATTTCGAACTTGCGGTATTTGCAGAATGAACAATGCAAGAGGCGGCATAAATGTTGCTGCTGAATATAGTCCTCATTGGGGACAGCAATTAGTACATGATAGCGAAGCAAGATTTAAAATAATAGATGCAGGCATTCGTTGGGGAAAAGACCGTTGCTCAATTATGGAAGGTATAAAATACTTCATAGATTGTTTAAATGAGGAACGTGGCCCCGATATGGTTCCGCATGCGTTATGGTGGATAATCGCACCATTAGATAAAATTGCAAATCAGAACTGGCGTGAATTACAAGCTAATCTACCAAGCGAATTAGTCGTAGACGTATCTAAAACCACAAAGACAGTACAAACAATAAATGGTGGAATTATAGAAGTCCATTCAGCCTATGACCCAGAAAGCTTAGTTGCAGTTGGGCTTGATTTAGTTACTATAACAGAGGCAGCAAGAATAGCTGACATGGAAGAAGTATGGGCTAATATAGAGGGTCGTTTAAATTCTCCTGGTCGTGGATTAGGTGGTAAGGGCGGTATGGCGATTGTCAATTCTTCCCCATTTGGTACGAATTACTTTTATAAAATGTGGAAATGGGGACAAAAAGATACTAATGATTCTGACCCCGACTTTGAAAGTTGGAAATTTGCTACTTGGGACAATCCTTATATGGCTGTCAGAGGTAATCAAATAACTAAAAACGGTCGTACGTACAAAGAAAATCTTGAAAAAAGAATGTCAAGAAACAGGTATAAACAAGACTATTTAGCTGAATTTCTATCTACAGTCAATCAAGTATTTCCCAATTATGAAAAAGTAATAAAGAAAACACCATCTGAATTAAAAACAGAAGAAGAAATAAATGAGTTTTGGAAAAAATGGGAAGAACCAGAACCTTTTGAAACTTACACTATAGGTTATGACCCTGCATCTAAAGGCGATGGTAAACCTTGCGTTATACGTAACAGTAACGGTAAAGTTGTAAAAATTGATACTATGAATTCTTTAGGATGGGATGCTCAATGGGATAGGGTAGCATCTTACTCAAGGATATATAATGGCGCTCATTGCAATTTTGGACAAACAGGTGTTGGAGAAACGATCGAATCGCAACTTACTAAAAGAGGTGTTTCAAATACACCAATACCAGAGCAAGGCAGAAACAAAGAAATACTTGTAGAAGATTTTTCCTTAGTAGTTGAGCAACAATGGTGTCAAATACCTTGGTCTCAAGAGGTAGAAAATCAATTAAAGGATTATACAATGATAATGAGGTCGGGGCAATCTACACAATACAAAAACGGAACAAGTGATGAATATGATGATATTGTCAGTGCGTTGTACTTTTGTTTTTCAGACTTTCAATCCCCCGCCTTGATGGTGCCGTATGTTGGTTATTTTGGCGGAGTTAAAAATAAAACTTCTGTAAGATAGTTAATGTTGTAAATAACGGGAGCGAAGAAAAAGGACACGGGATACCTCCTTCCCACCCTCTCCCCCAGTGCAACACCTCCTAAAATAAAAATAATTAAATCATGGTGGTTTATATGAGGAATTTTAAACTTTATATAAAGGTATTAAAACAACTTGCGATAGTTTGTTACAGGGCTATTGATTATTCGATAGCTTGTTTAATAGTAAGAATTAAAGGAGGAATATTATGAATTTAATACAAATTTATGAAAAACAAATAAAAATGCTTGAAAAAGCACAGGAAGAAGCCTTGAAAAACGGAGATATGAAAAAGGTTGAAGAATTAGCAATAAGCATTATTAGTATCTCAAATACGATTAATAGCCTAAAACAAGGGAGGTAATAAATCAATGAAACTAAATCTTGATAAAAACCTTATGAGCTTAAAAGGCGAACCATATCCTGATAAGCTAAACGATGTATTAGCTGATATATTAGCAATGTCAACACAAGGAAAGCCCGCAAAGATGATAACTTGGGCCGTTAACCTTACTAATAATGGCGAAATTGATATAGATAAATCTGATTTAAGATTTATTGCTGGATTGGTTGAAAGTAGTTCAAGTGTTATTAACTTGGCTAAAGCTCAATTGCTTGATGAAATAGAAAAAGCTGAAGAATATCCAGAAGAAAAGTAGGTGATGATATGGGATTTTTTAAAAAAGGAACTTCAAAGACAAGAGATAAACCAAACACTAACAATGTTCCCACAGGCAGACAAACAATGGTTGGCAATGGTTACTCCTCTACCCTGTCACCTACTCGCTCAAGAACTAAAGATGTTCTTAAAACTTTAAGAAGCATTTCAGAAGAAACTACCGCTATTGAATATCTAAAAAAAGTTAATCCCGATGTTTCAATGGCTGTATGGAACTTTGTAAGACTTGCAAATCAAGGACATGATATGCACTTTTATTCACTTGATGGAAAAACGAGAAGATCTGATTTAGATGATAGATGGAGAGATTTTGCTTCAAGGGTAAACGAAATATCAAATAGTGGGCTTGATGGATTGATAGACCAATTACATTACAGTTCATTTTTATTAGGCGCTATGGGCGTAGAAGCCGAAGTAACAATTAAAAGGAATGATATTTATGATATATATCCAGTGAAGCCACAAACTATAGAATGGGAAATAAAAGAAATCAATGGTCGTAAAACATGGGTTCCTTATCAATATAACGACTTTAAAAAAGTTTATCTTGATAAAGAACATGCTAATTTCTTTTGGGTTCCTGCTGACCCTGATATAGGAGACCCTAGAGGAACGTTAAATCTATCCCCTGTTTTACAAGCGATAGACTTTCAAATGCAAATATTACAGGATTTACAAGCTGTTTTACATCATCAAGGATATCCTAAAAATGACATTTCTATAAGTACAGAAAAGTTAATGCAAACATGCCCTCCTCATATAAAAAATGACCCAAAGAAATTAAGCGAGTGGATAGATAGTATTGTAGCTGATTTAAGAAGAAATCTTGAAACCATGGACCCTGATAGCGACTACATACACACAGATGATTCAACTATAAATAGAAACTCTGGTGCAAATGCAAGCCGAAGCCTTGATGTAAGAGCTGTATCTGAATTAGTAGACACTCAAACGCTATCTGGTTTAAAGCAGATGGCTATTTTTATGAATAGAAACACTGGGGTTACTGAATCTTGGGGAACGGTCCAATTTCGTATCTATTGTTCTGGTATTCAATCTTGTCAAAGAGGTAGCAAAAGAATTATTGAAGAAATATCTAGGTTGTGGTTACGAGTTAATGGCGAACAAGCCATACCTCGTTTTACTCATAATGCTATTGATTGGAATTCCGAAGAACAACGAATGACAGTTGAACTTATGAAACAAGAATTTTACGCCGTATCTCAACTTATGGGCTGGATTGATAAAGATAAAGCAAGCCAGGAAGTTATGGGCGAAGAAAAAGCGGTTGGTGAACCTGGTGATAATATTAGGGCAAGTTTTAGTGTAGGAGGTGGTAAAGTTGATAATGAAAAATATTCGTGGAGAGATAAATCATCCTCTGCCGATAAGACCACTTAATACAGAAAAGGAACTTCATGATTGTCTTGATTGTGAAGGTTGTATATGCGAGGAGACTTGCAAGAAATATGAAGATGAATATTTCAACAAGAAGAAATCTATCAAGAAAGAAGGTGAATAAGAATGAGTAAATTTGGAGTGCCAACTACTGAACAGTTGGCAAAAATAAATAAACTTGCTAAGAGAACTTTATCAGAAGATGAAGTTTTTGCTTTTTCTGGAAAATCTGCCGGAGATATGCTAATTCCTAATAGGTATACAAGAATCAGCAAAGAATTATTACAAGTCTTTGCTGATGATGCTAAAAAGGGCGTTTCGTTTATGCTTAATCACAATTGGGGTAGCTTTGGAGTACAAGGCATACCTTATGGCAAGGTTTTTGATGGAAGGTTAGATCCTAGTATAGAAGCTGACGAAACCGTTGGATTGTATCTTGATAAATTTATTGTTAGAGATAGTGAAGTTGTTGACGGAATATCTGCTGATTCTTTAATTAAAAAAATTGAAACTGGAATATTATCAGATACATCAATAAGTTTTAGTACTGATACGATGGTTTGTTCTATTTGTGGAATGAATTATTTTGGCGGTAAGTGTTCTCACTATAGAGGTTGGAAATATGAAATGGCAGACGGTTCAACTAAAACTTGCACAGTAACTGCAATGCCTCCTAGTTTGATTATTCCATATAACAACAATGCTCTTTATGAGGAATCAATTGTTTGGGATGGTGCTTATCCTGGTGCTGTAGTAACACAATCAAAAAGTGGAGACATAATAGAATTGCCAACTGGTAATTTTGCTGTCGTTGGCGACAAAGAAGAGTTACCCGAAAATACATTGTTTTTAGGCAAATATCATAATGGTAACCTTGTAACAATGGTTAAGAAATCAGAGCCTAAGAAAATTCACAACTTAGGTGGAATTGAAGAAGGAAATAAGAAGGGAGTTGGAAAACTTATGAATGAAAAATTACAAAAAATGCTTGAAGCCTTTGGAGTAACATATAAAGAGGGTGAAACAAAAATTGACGAAACATTAAACCAATTAGCTGAAAAATGGGACGCAACTGTTGAAACAATAAAAGCTTCTGTTGAACCATTAAAGCCATTGCAAACTGGAGAAAGTATTATAAATACCAATGAGTATTTAGCAATACCTGTGACTGAAATAACTGAAAAATTAGGCGCTGAAACTAACACTGACAATATACTTGACCTTGCCAAAGAAGGACAAGAGTATCGTAAACAGTTAGTTGATGACACTATGGCAATGGGTGTTCGTGCTATGGGTAATGACTTCCCAAAAGAAACATATGAAGCTACATTTGCTAATATGGGAACAAAGGCTATTAAGGACATAATGAAAACTTTTGAGACACAGGCACAAAGCATTCCTACCGGTAGACAAACTAGCCTTAACAATTTGGGTGATAAAAAGTTTTCAATACCAGATGAGGCGTTTAGAGTTTAATTTTAAATAAAAGGAGGGCAATATGCAAGAATACACTAAAGAATTATTAACAGAAAGATTAAATTACTTAAAAAGTGAGTTTTGCGAGATAGAAGGAGAAATTCTAAGAATCAAAAAATCACTTAACAATCTAGAAGTACACAAGGAGGATGTAACAAAAAACATTTTAGGAATACAAAAAGATTTAAGCATTAATCCGCAAGAGTAAAATCATGCGGTTTTTTTATACAAAAAAATATTATAAAAATCGAAAGGAAGTGTTTTTAAATGAGAGGAAATTTAGGTTATGCAGGTATAGGTGCGAAATTTGCAACCCTTAAGGCAGGCGCAGGAATAAAGGCTTTAGTTGCTGATGGAAATAGAGATTCAGTTGTAAATTTAGCCGTTGTAATAAGCGGTGCTCAAACAGTGGATTTAGGCACAGATGCAGATACGGTATTTGGTTTTATTGATGTTTATGAGAACGACGGACATTGTACCGTTCAATTTGCAGGATTCAGAGAAGATGTTCCTACTAATGCCACTGCCCCAACTGTAGGCAAAATTACTGCTGTTGATGGTGCTGGAAAAGTTAAAGATAGTGCAACTACTGCAAAATTAAGAAATCCTATAACAGTTGATGTTGATGCTACTGCAAAGACTGCAACTGTATTTTTAGGTTAATAGAAAGGGAGATGGATAATATGACTATGAATAAAATAATTTTACAGAACTTGAACATTGAAACTTACAGAGAAGCATTTGCGAAAGGATTAACTTTGTCCTCTTATGCTGAAATGCTGGACCCTTCACCAGAAGGAAGCAAAATAGATGCATTCGGAAGGTTGATGAAAGAAGCAGGAATTGTTACAAGCTCAATTGCTGAAAAAAATATATTCTCTTCACAAGTTGAAGCTTTTTACAGAACAAACGAAACTAAAGCATTGTTCCCTGAATATATAGGCAGAACATTGATTAATTCTATGATGGAATTTCCATTATACAAATATCTAGTTGCAAGCAGAACTCCTATAGATTCTAATGTTTACAAAGCAGCTTACTTAAATTTAGAAGATGCGAAAAACAAAAAAGCAACCGAAATGAGAAGAGTTACAGAGGCTTCCAATTTACCTGTTGCAAAACTTACAATGGGAAAATCAGCTGTTGAGCTTTATAAATACGGTAGAGCTGTCGAAGCTTCATATGAAGCTTTAAGAAGAATGAGCCTTGATTTATTCAGACTTCACATCAATAGAATTGGTAAAGATGCTGCTGGAAATAAGGTAAGCGAAATATTAACAGTAGTTAGAGATGGTGACGGAAATAATAATGCTGCCCCAAGACATAAAGCGAGTGAAATCGTGAGTGGTGCTACTACTATAACACGTGATGTATGGGTTAGGTTTTTACTTAAATTCTATCCTAATGGTGCAAATACTGTTGTAGCTAATATTGATGGATTGCTTCAAATACTAGAAGTTCTTTATCCTAAGTTTGAAGTTTCGACTAAAATGGATGAACTTTTATCCAACGGATTAAACGTAAAAACAATATTACCTCAAAACCTTATAGCAAATACTACTTTGTTATATAGCCCAGATGTTGATAAAATAGCAACCAAAGAAGCTGTTTATGCTCTTGATAGAGAAAACTGCATATCAGAATTATTTGAAATTGGTTCAACTATCAACGAAGCAGACAAATTCATTAAGAACCAAACAGAAATATTAACTGTTTCTGAAAATAGTGGATTTATGAAATTGTTCGCAGATTCTGCAAGAATATTAACAATTGAGTAAAAGAGGTGAATTCCTATGACAAATAGGATTTTAACTAATGATGGCTGGGAAAAACGCATTCAAGATAAGCTTGGCGTTGACCCAGCTTATTTATCAAATGATGCAATCAATCAACGGGATGTAATAAATATTGCAGAAGCAAATATAATTGCACAAATACCAGAATACGCTACATTAGAAGATGATTTAAAAATCTATCTGGAATATGCTGTTGTTCTGGAATGCTGTATATTATTATGCTCTAGTATGTCTGCAAGATTACCTAAAAAAGAAACAGGACCACATACAAGTCACGAATTAGGCATTGATTGGGATAAAAAGAAAATTGGATTTGAAGAGGAAAAAGAAATGTATATTATGAAAATAATTGATACTTTATTTCCGAATACTCCCTCTTCTCTACCTTTTTTTATTATTACCAGTCCTAAAAAGGAGTGGTTAGATTGAGCTATGCTGAAAAATTCATAAAGTCAAAAGGTTTGGATTGCATAATTAATCGTCCTACTCCTTTAAATGTTAAAGTCTCAATAAAGAAGTCAACAAATTCAAGCAGAGACTTTGGCGTAAGAGAAGCTTTATGGGAAGGCTTAATTCCTATTGACAGCAATTTAATTAGTGGCGAAGTATTAACTATCAAGAGCGATAAATACATTGCTCTAACAGTCGAATATGACCTTGCAAGTGATGAATATATGTTTTATTGTGCAAAATGTAATTTGACTGTTGAGCATAAAAGATATGAGGAAACAGCTGATGATGATTTGAATATCATTCAAACATGGTTATCGAAAAAATCTAATATTTCTGCTTATGGCGAAGTAATTACTTACAGATTAATTCAACAAGACCCTGGATTGTTAGAGGGCACAAAATACACATTGCAAGTTCCAAAGTCGTTGGAAGTTGAATTACTTGATAGATTTGTTTATAATAATGAGAAATATCAAGTTGTATCATTGGATGATGTTGGACTTATTGGAGTTGTAAGATGCCAATTATCAGCCGATACAAGACCTGATTAAAATTAAATTAAATGGAGGTAAATCATGTATAAAGAATATCTAGGGCCTGATTACCATAATAAAGTTAGGAAGATGCTAACAGTTAACGAAGAACTACTACCCAATAGAATAATTGATGCTGATTTAAATATCGGTGGCATGAAAAAGCTTTTAACTCCTGCTTTAGACAAAATGACCGCTTTAGGTAAGCCGATTGATACAGAAGAACAATTTGCTGAATTTCAGGAAGTTGCATTAAATTATCTTTGTGGAATTTTGTGTATAGCTTTAAAAAGTCGAACTTCTACCCCACCCTATAATCTTGCTAAATACAAGAAGAATTGGGATAAGAAGAAAAATAAGTTTATGCAGAAAGGCAATTCTTTAATGCGAGGACTGACGATGGGAGGTAATAAATTTGAAAGCAATAGTATGTGATAAGTGCAAAATAACTATTACCGAAAAGGATGAGTTGAAATCCATAGTAAGACTTGATTTGTGTAATGATAAAATAGGCAAGTATTCTGAAAAACATTTATGCGATGATTGTGAGAGCAAATTTTATAAATGGATAGATAATAAGTAGGTGCTAAAATGTCAATAAAATTTGATAGTCAAGCATGCGTAACAGCTTTAAAACAAGAGTTGATTTTCGATATGATAAAGCTACAGAAAGAACTTTTAAATGAAGCTAAACAAAATATGTTAACCCCTGAAGGTGCTGAAAGTTTATACGATGAAGATATAGTTGATATTGCGAATGTAATCATAGCAAGTATATCCGGTGGTGCTTGGGCGGTAATGGACGAATTTGGAACAGGTTCATATATGGACAGGAAAAATCCCGCTCTTGACAATTATAGAAAGAGCAAGTCGTGGAATCCAGCTAGGGATGTTGCAACAATTTTGAGCAGACCCGACCAACCAGGGCAAGTTGATATATTTGGGAATTCTGTCAATGGACGTGGAAAAGGTGGAGTTGACCTTGAAAAAATCGGTGTAGTTGAAGCTATGCCCCCCTCTCATTCAATAGAAACAGCTACAAGATGGATGGCTAACGGAAGATTTAAATTTGTCATAAAAACTACTCTAGCAACATTCAATTATGGGAAATATTTAAAAACTGACAAGAGATAGCTGATTATGGCTATTTTTTTATATCCAGAAAGGTGAATAGCTATGGAAGGTGATTAAAAATGTATGACATAGACAGTGATATTAACGCAATTCAAAAAATATTAGCAAACAACAAACCAATATTGGAATTGATGGGTTTAACTAATGCACAAACTATTGACAAAGCAAAGCGAATTATTAAAAAAAGTCAATATGATAATTTGGATACTGACGAAAAAAGAATTTGCATTTATTCGTTACCTGCAAGACCAACAAGAAATAGCGATTTATTCGAAGAACTAATACAGATTGATGTTCATACGCCCTCAAGCCTTGACAACAAAGCGAGACAGATTGTTGGTAAAATTGTAGATGCTTTAAATAACAACCGTATAAATGGTCGTTATATCAAGTGTAATGGCAATCTTGGCGAACTATCAACTGCAAGTGGTTTTTATTGTCACGGTGTTAGATTTGGGTTTTACAGCCCATTTTAAAATAAAAATAATGTTTAAAAAGAAAGGAATGATAAATTATGAGCAAAAACTTTTTAACAATTAACGCTGGTAGAGTTATCCTTACAAAAGTTGACCCTATGACTGGTGCTTTATCTATTAAGCCCGAAGATAAAAGAATTTTAACTGAAACTTGCGATGGAATTACTAGAAGCAAAGCTTTAAAGACCTACGAAATAGCAGATGGCAACAGTAATTATCCTGCTGGAATTTATGAAACTGGCGTTACTTATACGGTTGGAATTAATTTAACTACTCTTAACACTGAAACTTTAGCCTTCTTGCAAAATTCTAAGATTACTAAAGCCGCTGGAAAAGTTAAAGAAGTTATTACGACTGCTATACCTTTAGAATCTCTTTATGAGATTGAAGCGTTAGGAACTATTGTAGGTACTCCTGTTGTATTGGATAGCGAGAGTAAATTACTTACAAAAGCCGTTGCTCCTACTGCTCCTGTTGCTGGTGAGTTTGGTATTAAAGTTGGGGTTGACCCTGCAAATGACAAATTTATATTTTCTGCTGCTGATGCTGGCAAAGAAGTGACTATTGAATATGAGTTCGAAGCTGATGAAGTAGAAGCTTATGACATTAACGAAAATCATATTAATCCAATAGTACAAATTGAAATTATTCATGAGACTTTGGCAAAGGATAAGACTAAGAGATATAAAAATAACTCTACTATCTCAAGGGCACAATTAACAGGTAATATTGATGAAAACTTGAAAAAACAACATGACCCATCTACATTGAATTTCACAGCGATTAAACCTGCTGGCGTAAATGTTGTTATGAATAAGAAAACTGAAATCCCTCTATAAAATGAGGGTTTTTCTTTTTTAATCTGAGGAGGTAAAAATGTCTGAGAAAAAAACTGCTTCACTTTCTACAATGTTAGGAAAAGGTGAATTTGCAATTATAAAAGATAAGAAATATAAAATAAAACCAATTGCTTTAAAAGACGTTGAAGAATTCATGAATGACAATTTAAGTTTAGGTTCTCAATTATTTAGCATTAGTGACGCCGAAAAAAGAAAACAAATAAACAGATGGCTCACAGGCTATTGTTATGACGAAGAAAACAATGCAATATCTCTTGAAATAGCTATGAATAATGATTGGGATATAGTTGATTTAAAAGAATTCGTGAAAAAGTTGTGTGATATATCGGGATAGCTTTGGCTCCTTCTAGTGATAGCGAGGATAAATACGTCAAGTTGACTTTTGACGAACTGAAAAATGAGTGCATTAAAAGAAAACTTGACTTTTTTGACGATGCGACTATTGAACAATTAACAAAGTTGCTTAAAGATGATGACAACAAACCTCCCGACTGGGGGAAGATTTATTCAAGGGTGCTATATCATACGGGAATGTGCTATGAAGAAATTGCAAATAGAACTATCCCTCAAATTTTGGCTATCTTGGGTGGAGCCGAAGAAAATATATCAATAAAAATGGGAATGCCTAGTATTTTTGGTGGCAGTTCTCAATCTCCTGTTGAAAATGCTGAAGCTTCTCAAGAAGATGTTGAAGCTTTTTTTGGTGAATTTTAAGTATCTTAAAGCGTGGTGAATATATTTATGGAAGATAATAGCTTAATTCGTGTTATGCAATCATTAGACCTTGACTATAGCAAGGCAATATTATCGACAAAGCATTTTGAACAAACAATTCAAAGTTTAAATAAACAATTAGCAGGCATGAAAGGTATTGCTATGCAATCCGCTAAAGATATAAACAATACCTTTTCTGCTCAATTAGGTAATACTATCGGTGGCAAAACAATAGTAGACCAATACGGAAACGCTTTTAAGACTGTTCAGATGGAAGCTACAAAGTCTACAAAATCAACTGCAAGTGGGTTCGTTTCTGCAACTACCGCTGCCAAACAACATGGTAAAGCTATTCAAGATGTTGCAAAAGATTATAATGTCATGGGTTCGGAAATGCAAAGAAGAATGTCGTGGTTCCTTTCTGGCGGATTATTTTACGGTGCATTAAAAGGTGCAAAAGAAGCTATTCAAACAATTTCAGAAGTTGAAATGGGCATGGTTGAAATATCTAGGGTTATGGAAGATTCAACTTTTGTATTCAAAGACTACAGAGATGAATTATTGCAATTAGGCGTTGATTATGGACAATCCTTTGATACGGTTCAAGACATCGCTTTAAGATGGGCTCAAGCAGGATACGGAGTTAAGGACAGTCTAGATAATACTAAATATTCATTACTTGCTTTAAATACTGCTGAATTGGATGCATCTAATGCTACTGAATCATTAATAGGTATAATGTCACAATGGCAACTTACTTCCGCTGATATGCCTTTATTGCTTGATAAAATCAATAAGACTGCTGATGATTTCACCGTTACATCACAGGATTTAGTTGATGGTTTATTGCGTTCTTCTGGTGCTGCTAGAATAATGAATTTATCTATTGATGAAACTATTTCATTGTTAACAGTTATGCGTGAAGCAAGCGGACGTACAGGTCGTGAAGTTGGTAATGCGCTTAATTCTATTTTATCATATATTCAAAGACCTAAATCTATTGATACTCTTGGAGATATGGGAATTAATATGTTTGCTGATACTGCTAAAACCCAATTTAGAAACGTAATGGAAATATTCCAAGACATAGCCTCTAAATGGGATACTGCAAGTTCCTCTATCAAAGATGGCTTTATAGAATCTGCCGATGACGCAAATTTATTTAGCGAAGAATTAGCTACGGCTTTAGGCATGCAAGAAGAATGGAATGATTTGCAGACAAGAGATATATCTCAAGCTTCTGCTGGTGTTTATAGAAGAAATTACTTTATAGGTATGATTGAAAGGCTTTCAAAAGCTCAAGAAGTTCTTAACGGCATGACCGATGCAGCAGGATATTCACAAACAGAAAATGCTCGTACAATGGAAGCTCTTGAAAAAAAATACCAGTCTTTGAAAACTTCTGCTGAACAACTAGCTATTGCTTTAGGCGATGCTGGATTGTTAGACGTATTAAAAGGCATAGTTGACACAGGAGCTAATGTTACAAGTAGCATTGCAAAGATGGACGACGAAGGTAAAGCATTGCTAGCAACTGCATTAGAATTAATAGCTGCCATTGTCGTTATTAAAGGCGCTAGTGGGTTATTTACAACTAAAAATTTATTATTTGGCGCAACTGCTATGTTGCCTGGTTGGACAAAATTATTAGCAATTATACCAGGCGTCATTGGTGCAATAGCTTTATATAAAAATAATCTCGATAGTGCTTCATCGTCGGTTGATGATATTAATAGCAAGCAAGATAAATTAATTCAAAATTACGAATCACAATTAAAGACTATTAAAGATAACGAAAATGGAATGCTCTCTCAAGCTAAAACTGCGGAATTGTTGGCAAATAAAATTGATTTATTAAGCAAAAAAGAAAGTTTGAACATTTCCGAAAAAGAGCAAATGAAATCTGTTGTAGACCAACTGAATGGCATATTCCCTAATTTAACATTAGCAATCGATGAACAAACAGGTAAGGTTATTGGTAACACAACAGCTATTTATGACAATATAGAAGCATTAAAGAAGCAAGCAATTGAACAAGCCTATCAAGCTAAAATGCAAGCCACGGCCACAGAATATGTTAATCAAGAAGTGCTATTAGGACAAACTAAGAGTGATTTAGAATCTGCTAAAGGTCAAATAAATTCACTTTCGGGCGAAATGGCTCAAGCTTATGAAAATGCCGAAGCTGAAATTGCAGAAGCAAGAGAAAAAGCAGAATCGCAAAAGTGGGGCGAACGCAGTTTAACTATTAAAATAAACGATATTAAAAAGAAATACGGCGTTACAGATGCAAATATTGGAATAAATAAAAGTCATGACAATGTTAATTCTTTAGAGAAAATTGTAACAGAGCAAGAAAAAAGAATGCAAGAACTAGATGCAGAACTTAATGATTGGGTTAACAAATCGCTTGAAACCACTTCTAACATAAGTAGCAATAGTTATACTCCTTCTACTGGAGAAGTTAAACCTGACAAAAGTAAAACTAAGGCTTATAAAAATGACGCATTAAATGAAGCATTAAAAGTTCTTGATTATAAAAAATACATTAACGAATTGACTACCGAAGATGAAATTAAGACTTTGAATCAAATTAAAGCTAATCATGTAAATACTGCTGATGAATTAATGGATATTAATAAAAGAATTTATAGCGCTGAAAAATCATTATTAGATGAACAATTAAAAACTAAACAAGATACTCTTAATATTTCTAAAAATTGGATTGCAGAAGAAACGCAATATGGTAAACTTGCAAACGAAGATTTGATTGCATCATATGAACGTGTAAAAAATAAGCAAATTGACAATATCGAAGCTGTCAAATATGCTAACAAAGGTCTATTTGATACTTACAAAGATATGCTCGCAGAAGAACAACAAGCTATTAAAGATGCTTATGACGAAAGAATGGACAGGATTGATGAAGAGGCTAAGGCAAAAAAACAATCATTGGAAGATGAAAAAACTGCCATTAAAGAACAATTAGATTTGCTTGATAGAAAAGACAATCAACGAAGCCATGAGCAAACATTGTCTGATCTACAAAAAGACCTCGAATACTGGCAAGTTAGAACATCAGAGGAAGCAAGAAAAAAAGTTATCGAAATTGAAAAACAAATATATGAAGAAAAATATAAATATAACCTTGAACAGCAAAAGCAAAGTCTTAACGACAAAATAGATAATTTAGATGATGAAATAGATGAAGTTGAAAAAACAGCTAATGAAGAAAAAGCAAAGTGGGAAAAGTCATATAAATTAACCGAAAAAGCTTTTGATAAACACAGTTCAAATATAATTGCTTTGGCTGGCGCAATGTCTAAAGAAGCTTATCGACAATGGGTCGATAATTATTTAACTCCTTTACAAAATGCTTTATCTTCTGGTGACTTTGATAGTTTTAATTCTATTTCAGGTGGATTGAGCGGTTCTGTTAATGGCTTAAATGGCAATAGCAAGGCTAACTATGTCTTAGTGAATAAAGATGGTACCAGTAATGCTAACGTTGGCGATATAGTAGTTACAGGCGGTGGACTGTTTAAAAAAAATGCCGATGGCACATCTTCAAAGGTTGGCGATTTGAGCGGTGGAAACACTTCTGATTATAATAAGGTTATCGAAGAATATAACAAATTGCCTAAATTTCATGAGGGTGGTAAAGCTTATTCTGACGGTTTAGCAGTTCTTAAAAAAGATGAATTAATATTCCCCCCTGACTTATCATTAAAGATGGATGGATTATTGAGTTTCTTAAAGGGAAATAACACTTATCAATCCAATTCTACGTCTAATGCCTATGACAATAGAAAAGAAGTTAGAATTGACAAATTAGTAAACATCGAAAATAATTGCATGGAAGATGAAGTTGATAGCGATATGTTTGCAAGGGAACTTGGAAGAATTGTAAATTCAATAATATGATAAGCGAAAGAGCAATTATGACCCGTTGCTCTTTTTAAATAGTCTTTAAGACATTAAACGAGGTGATTAATGGGTGAATGGATAAAGGAATATTGGTTAAAGGCTTTGTTTGGTGGGGTAATTACTTTGTTTGGCTGTTGGGGAAAAAAGAAAATTAGTTATCTAGAATGTAAAATCAAGGAAGAAGAAATGCTAAAAGATGGCGTACAGGCTTTGTTAAAGGATAGAATCATTGAATCTTATAATCACTATATAGAGATAGAATATTGCCCTATATACGCTAGAGAGAATGTTCAAAATATGTATGATAAATACCATGCACTAGGTGGCAATGGCACAGTTACAGACTTAGTTAAAAAGTTATTTGATTTGCCTACAGAGAGGTGATGTTTTGAAAAAAGAGTATACAAAACGTATGGTAAATTTCGTTATGATTACTTATTTCATAGGCCTGTTTATAGGTTCTTATGTGGTATTAAAAATACTTATGGATTATCCAGAGTATGCCGTACAAGCTTTGATTGCCATGTTTACATACATAGGAACACCAACAGCAACTACAATAGGTTTTTATTGTTGGAAAGCTAAAAATGAAAATGTTAAGAAAATTGGAGGTAATATTGATGGAAATAATGACGATATTTAAAATGTTAGTAGTAGTAATGGTAACAGGATTAATTGCATTGCAGTTCAAAAGTTTTAGCGAATGGTTAGTATGGGGAGTTACCGAAGCAGAAACTTATCTAGGAAGTGGAACAGGAGAATTAAAACTAAAATATGTTTATGATTTAGCAATAGAAAGATTCCCTATTTTCGTAAAATTTATAACTTTTGATTTGTTTAAAAAATTAGTTGATGTTGCTTTAGATAAAATGAGGGAAATGATTGAAAACAACGAAGCTATTAATAATATAGTTTTGGGAAGTGATAAAATTGAGTAATTTATATAAAGGTGAATATAAGATAACCTCACCATTTGGACCTCGTAACTTATACGGTGACACAAGACCTCATAAGGGTATTGATTGCGTAGGTATAGGCAATAAAAATCTAGTTGCTATATGTGATGGTACTGTTATTTCAAGTCAAATGCTTCTTAAAGAGAATGATAAAACTGGTACTTGGGAATGGGGTAACTACATAAAGCTTGATGATGGATATGGTTATTACCCTCACTATTGCCATTTAAGCAAAAGATTAGTGAGTAAAGGTATGAAAGTATCAAAAGGGCAAAAAATAGGTGTAGAGGGTGAAACAGGCTACTCACGAGGTTCGCATTGCCACTTTGAAGTTAGGGATTCTAAAGGTGTTTCAATAGACCCAATTTTATATTTTAAAATACTTGAAGAAAGGAATAAACCTATGACAGTTGACGAAGCAAAGAAAATAGTCAAGGAAAAAGCTGGACTAGATGATAATACAATTACCTACTTAGCACAATCATATAAGTATGGCGATGCATTGATAGTCAAGCTTGCTAATGCAATGATATAAAATATTATAAAAAGCCATTCTAACGAGTGGCTTTTTATTTTTACAAAGGAGCTGATATTATGAAAGATAAAGGAATTGGAATAGATGCAGTTGCTGTTGGTGCTGGATTAAGTATCACTGAACACGCAAAATGGCAACCTAAATGGATAATTGAAAAATATGATAAAGATATGAAATTATATGAAACAGAAGAAATTGACGGTAATTTGCTTTTAAATGAAGGAATTACCGAATTACTTAATCTATTAATTGGCGGTACCGCAACCGCTTTCAATAATGCCAATGCTTATATTGGAATCGGCGATGGAACAACTGCTGCCGTGACTACTCAAACAGGATTATTAGGTGCTAATAAGACCTATGTTGGAATGGATTCTACTTATCCGCAAGCATCGGGAAATGTCGTAACCTTTAGTTCTACATTTGGACCTACAATTGGCAATCATGCATGGAGAGAATTTACAGTATGTAATTCTAATAGTGATACGGGAAAAAACTTAAATCGTAAAGTAGAATCGGCTTTAAGAAGTAAAGTTAATCCAGATACATGGGTTGTAAGACTTACGATAACTATATCATAAGGTGGCGGTATAAATGGCTAAAACTAATTGGCAAGACCCTAAAAGTTCAGAAATTATATCTCCCCATATATCAGGATTGCAAGAAGCTATTGGCAAACTTGAAGAATCTTTAGGGATATCCTCTACTGCCGAAACAGGCATAGTTTTATCAGAGGTTTATATTTCCGAAACGGATAGATATAGAATTTATCAAGCTTCAGAAGGTAAAAGAAATTGGTTATCCTTCCCTACTCCAATTGTAAAAAAAAATGGAGTGCAAATATCCACAGGCTTTATTATTGAATATGGTGGCGGTGCAATTGTATTTACTACTCCTATTTTAGGGACGGATATAGTTACTGCCGATGCTACTTATACAATAAAAGAATCTACATCTGTTACGGCACGAATTAACACTTTGGCTCCTCATCCTACTTTATTAGTTACGGGCACAAATGGAGTACACGGATTAAAAATAGAGAGCGGAACATTTACTTCAAGTGTAGCTGGATGGAGTACTTTTGGAGTTAATACTTACTCCATTCAACATAGTACATATTATTTATTAGGCAAAATATGCAAATTTGATATTTATATTGAGATGACTGTAAAAGATGCAGCTATGGCAGGCTCGATTGTTATTAATGATTTGCCATTTGCAAGTAAAAATCAAACAAATAAAAATCAAGCTGTACAAATCGGTATATTTAATAATATAGATTTAGATGTGACAAGATATCTATTAAAAGGTGTTATTTTACCAAATACTAATAGGATATGGATACTACAAACAGGTGATAATGTGGCTCATACAAATCTTACTGCAACACAATTAAATAATACAACGCTTATACAAATAAGTGGCGTATATGAAATAGCATAGGAGGAGATAAAATGATAGAAAAATATACATTAGATATGCTTACACAAGACAGTGTGAGCGTAAAAAAACAAACATATATTGATTACATGGGGCAACAGTACCCAATCGGTGAGCCTTGGAGAAGGGCTTATGTAAACAGCATTCAGGGCAGAGAACAAATAATTGCTGAATTACCGCAGGTACAAGTAAATGCAATAATGGCTGTTTGGGGTGACACTCCAACGGTAACAGAAGTTACAGAGTAGGGAACAAAAGAAAAATTTCGTGTCCTAAAGGATCTCTTATGAGGTCTTTTTTCATTCTTAAAAGAAGGTGATTTCCTTGAAAGAATATAAAAACGGAGATTATACTAATTATTTTGACACTTCAATATTACCAAGCGGACAGACTATAAGAATTGAGTTTCAAGAAGAGTGGGGTAAGTCAAAGTATTTTTATAGTATCTACCTAGTTACTTCCCATAAAAGAAAGCAAGCTGATTCTACATATGGAATAGCAACAGGAAAAGATGGTTTTAAAGGTTTGTTATGAGCTAAAAGTAAAATAATTGAATTTGAAGCTTTTATAAAAGAAAAACATCTTGATATACCAATAATTATTTATTGTCATTGGACGGATAATAAAAGAAGAAATATGTATGAACGTGGTTTATCTAATATTGGTTATAAATACAACTTTTTATTTGATAAGAAGGTTTTAAGCAAAATGATATAAAAAACAAGACGGAAGAAACCTTTAACTGACCAAGAAAGGGGTTATTATGAATGGGGGATGATAAAGAGTTAGTTATAATTAAAATATTATCAGAGTTACAGGATAAATACAACATAAATAACGTGGATGTAAAAAACATACTAGATAGGAATTTAGGTAATTATTTTTTAATATCTAACGAGACAAGCCTAATGGCATCTGATTTAAATGAAAAAATACAGTTTTTTCTAGGATTAAAGTCTCTAGAGGGGCTTTCAAAACTTTCATTACAGCGATACAAAGAAGAATTATTAATGTTTGGAAGGTACATAATAAAACCAGTAAGACAAATTACAGTTAATGACATTAGGACATATTTTATTATTATTCAATCAGAAAAGAGTTACGAAAAGATTACTATAAATGGAAAACTAGGTGTATTAAGGAGTTTTTTTGGCACGCTTTATAAAGAAGAAATGATTGAAAAAGACCCAACTATTAGGCTTAAAAACATAAAAGTTGATGTGAAGGGTCTTAGGGAACATTTAACCGCAGAAGAATTGGAGATAGTAAGAAATGTGTGTATTAATATTAGAGAAAAAGCAGTCATTGAATTTCTTTATAGTACCGGATGCAGAGTTTCGGAAGTTGTGGAATCAAAATTAAATGATATTAACTGGAATAGTAATAGTCTTATAGTGCACGGCAAAGGAGACAAGTGTAGAACTGTTTATTTTTCTGTAAAATGCAAATTATATCTAAGGGAATATATAGAAAATAGAAATGGAGATTGTGAATCCCTTTTTATAGGAGAGAGAAGTCCTTATAGTTCATTAACAAAATCAGGATTAGAAAAAGTTGTTAAAAAGATTGCATTGAGGACTAAAATAAATAAGAAAATTTCACCACACGTATTTAGACATACTTTTGCAACTTTAGCATTACAACGAGGAATGGACATAACATCAATACAGCAAATTTTAGGACATGAACAAATTAATACAACACAAATTTATGCAAAGACAAATACTAAACAACTTCAAATTGCCTATGAAAAATTCATAGCATAACGTCAAATTGTTTTAAGAAGGTGATATATTGGCTAATTACAATTTTAAAAGAATATACAATAAAATAACACCTGATGGTGGGGCGAATTATAATTCTACTCCATTTATGATATTAATAGCGGATAACGCTTTAGGTAACGATAATATTTACAGTGTTTTAATAAATTCTAATATAAACGATAACGGAACAGGAATAGAAAATATAAATGCCTCTACGACCATTCAAATAGTCGATAATTCAATTAGTTTAATCGATGAAATTAATGTAATTAATAATATAAATATTTCTGATGTCGGGCAAGGAATAGATATCATATATTCGATTTTAAACAATGTTAATATATCTGACAATGGATATGGAACTGATTATTTATCGATAGCAACTACTTATTTCCTTATTGATGCGGATAATATTTTAAATCCTTTAGGTATCTTAATAACAAGAGATACGAGGGAAGAAATACTTCCTGCAATTAAAAAATACATTGAAACAGTACCAGGTAAACAGGGTGAATATAATTTCAAAACGGAACTTAAAGCAAAAACGCTTGAATTAACAGCAGTTACTCCTGAAGGACTTACGCCCAAAGAGAAAATAGATTTAAAAAGATTATTTGCAAAATATCTTAGTCCTTTAAATGGCGAAAAAAGCTTAGTATTTGCAGATGACATTGAACGTCAATATAAAGTAAGATATTCAGGGAAAATAAATCCCGATAATTTCCCTTCGTGGTTCAGATTTGCAATTCCTTTTAAAATGAGCAGTCCTTTTGTAATTGGCTCTTTTGAAAATATGCAAATAGGAAAAGGAACTATTGAAAATAAAGGCAATATTGATACTCATGTAATAATTGAGATATCTGGATTAACCACTAATCCATCTTTAATTTTTAATGGCGAAGAACTGAGTTATACAGGAACAATAAACGCAAGTGAAACTCTTGTTATTGATACCTATAAGCAAACTGCTAAAATTGGAGATCTAAATGTTTTAGATAATTGGTGTAAAATATTCCCTATATTAAAACCCGGAACAATAGATGTTGCTATGAGCAATAACATTGCAATAAAATGGAGGGCAAAATGGCTATGATACCTATAGATGATGGGAATGGAAATATTGAATATGTCGATTTGGTAATCACAGAAGACAATATATTACTCCCTTTAAACACTAGAATAATACAAGGTGGAAACGAAGATTTACTTCCTCCAACAAGAGATATATCAGAAGAAATTGACGGAACAAATGGCGAATATTATGAGGAAACAGAATTTGAAGCAAGAAGTTTTGAACTGGCGACTGTTACACAAGAAGGATTAACCCATAGTGAAATTTATAATTTGAAACGTGACATTGCTTCAATTCTAAATCCTTTAAATGGGACTAAGTCTTTAGTATATTTAATTGAACCTGATAAAAAATACATGGTTGATGTAAACGGAAAAATCGAAGTTACTCCATACCCTACTTGGTTTCAATTTAATATTCCATTAATTATGCATGACCCTTTCATTATATCAACTTTTGAAAAAAGTTTAATTGGCAGTGGAACAATTAAAAACGAAGGTACGCATAAAACAGGATTAATAATTGAAATATCTGGTCCTATTGGATTTGATGAAACAGTTGAAATTATAATCGGAGATAATGTTTTAACTTATACTGGATATTTAACATCTGATAACAAAGTAATAATTGATACTGAAAAATACGTTGCTAAAACCTTATATTATAATATAACAGAAGGATTTAACAATGTATATCCAATGCTAAATTCTGGCGAAGAACTTAATGTTATAGCTCCAAATAATGTTAAAATTAATTGGTTTGATAAATGGATTTAAGGAAGTGATAAAATGCAAATACCTAAATATATAGAAATAAAAATCAATGATAAAACGGTAGCTTTTTTATCGCCTAATGATGGACTAAAGGATGTATATTCTGATACCCGACTGAATGGCGAATCTACTTTAGAATTTAGTTTGCCCTCTAATAGCGAAAAGATATCCGAACTAATGACTGAATGCGAAATATATGCTAATTTTAAAGTTTATAATTTATTGAAAGATGAAGCCGTTGAAGAAGTTATGGATGAATCAGGCAAAACTTGGTCTAAGTTCATGGCTGTCGAGAGATGGAATAAACTTGACACAGAATATGTTGAACCTTATATATCTAACGACCCATCTATCCCGTACCCTGCTGATTTGGCAGTTATAATCGTTGGTGGTGGAACTAATTTAACAAGTGGTATATATCCTACTGGAACTGCTGCTCATGCTCTATATTCCATATTACAAGGCTCTAGTTGGTCTATGGGAATATGTGATGTTACTGGCATTCATGATTTGGAATTGGAAAAACAAAGTCGATTATCAATTATTAAAGAAATTCAAAATAAATGGGGTGGTTTTCTTGTATGGGATAGCGTTAATAAGACCGTTCATCTTAGAAGTGGCTCACTCTGGCAAATATACAGGGGAACAAAATTTAGATATGCTAAAAATCTAAAACATATCGCAAGAACGCAATCTAATAAATTAACTACTAGGTTATTTTGCTTTGGCAAAGATAATCTGGATATTGCCTCTGTTAATAGTGGAATAAAATATTTAACTGACTTTAGTTATTCTAGCAACATTTACACGGATACTTATATCAATTCCGATATTGAAGATGCAGAAGAATTAAAACAACTTGGATATGCAGAATTGGCTATAAACTGTAAGCCAAGATATAATTACAAAGCTAAGGTTGTAGATTTAAGCACATTAGGAGATTTATATGACGAAACTATTCGATTAGGAGAGATGGTTGATATAATAAATTCTAAACTTGCAATTATTGATAATGTTAGGATTATCCGCCATAAATATAATATCTTTCAACCTTGGAATTGCGAATTAGAACTTGGAGACCCAATAGAAAGGCTTGTAGAGAAATTAAAAGCTTCTTTTGATACTACCGGGTTCATTAATAATACCTTTGATTCTAGTGGTAATATATCTGGTAATAAATTGGTTGATGGTTCTGTTATAAATAATAAAATTGCTAATGCAGCTTTGGACGCATCTAAATTTAACACTAAACAAATTATACTAGCTGGCGATGCTTGGAGCGATAATACCCCTTCTAGTGGCTATGTATCATGGATTGCTCATAAGTTATTTTATGGCGGTGTTGAATATAGTATTATAGCAGGAAACACTAATAAAAAATATATTGTTTGGCAAAAAAGTAATAGTTCTATAATATATCAATGCTATACAGAAGATGAATTTGCATTGGTTAATTTAGCAGAAAGTGAATTTGTTATTGCTGTAAATAATAGCGGATTGCATGACATTGCTTGGTACAGTCGTTTAGCAAGACAATTTATAGGTAGTATTTTTATTGCTGATGCTGCTATTAAAACTGCTGCTATACAAGATTTGGCCGTTACGAATGGAAAGATAGCTGATTTAACAATTACAAGTGCTAAGATAGGATATGCTGCTATAAAAAGTGCTAACATTGACGATTTAGCTGTTACTACTTTTAAGATTGGCGATACTACTATAACAGAAGCGAAGCTTGCTAATCTGGCGGTTACTTCAAATAAATTAGATAATTTAGCGGTTACGAATGCCAAAATTGCCAATTTAGCAGTAACAGATGCAAAGATAGGAAGCTTATCAGCTGGTAAGATTACTGCTGGAACTATTACTGCTTTGATAAGTATTGAATCTCCTAAACTTTATAGTGGTAAGTATTATGGTTCAAGTTCAAGTAGTGCTTTTCTTGAAGTCGGCACTACTAATGGTAATTTAGCCGATTTGTCATTGTTTAGAGGTGGAACTTCTAAGCCTATGTTTCAAGTATATGATGGTACGCCTATAGTTTTATTAAAAGCATTAAATTCATCTAATGTCTTAAGCACTTTCCTAGAAACTACAGGAGATACAAGTAAGCCTAGAGGAAGTTGGGATTTTTCAAGTGCTATTGTTAGCGGAATAGCCACTACAGCAACATTCAAATAAATAAAGGGGGTGACATTTTGGATACATTTAATATCTATGAAAGTGATGGAATTGAATATTGCGAAAAGAATGAAGAGATATATCATTCAGCTTCTAATATTATAAGGTTGATGAATGAGCATAATTTCTACGGCATTGATTTTATTGAATTTGCTAATGGTAATTTGAGATTTTATGATAAAAATAAAAATACTTTAATTGAAAATGTACCATATGAAATGATTCAAAATAGGATATTTATTCCTAAGACCTATTACGAAAATACAATGTTGCCATTAATTGTATAATTATCTTGTATAAATTTAGCAATGTGTGTTATAATAAAATAATGAAATATTAAAATAATGGAGGATTAATAGTAATGAAAAATAGAATAAAATATTTTATGATTGGATTTTTAATTTGTTTTGTTTTAATGACGACAACTCCGGTATTAGCAGACACGATATTACAAAAAATAGACGTAATTTTAAACACAGTAAAAGTAGACGTTAATGGTAAAAAATTAAATACAAATAGCATATTATATAACGGAACAGTTTATATTCCAATAAGAGATGTATCGGAAGCTTTAGAAAAAGATGTTATCTGGGACCAAGATACAATGACGGTAAGTATAAACAATAAAACGGATAACGATATTAAAAATATTGCGAAATACAATGAATTCATTAAAAAATTTGATTTAAAAGACGATATGTCAGCAAAGCTTAATGATAAAACATATTCGTATTATAAGTTTTCTTATAACGGTGATTTAAACGACGATGAGTTTAATACATGGATTTCTGAATATTCAAACGAACTAAATTCTTACTTCAAAGCTTCATATAATAGCTTGGGCACTTACGGAGTATTAAATACAATAGTTGAATTTACCAAAGCTTCAGATAATGGTGTTGAGTATTGGATAGGTAGAGTTATTAATGATTCAGAAGGGCTTATAATAGAAGTAAACAGGAAATAAGTTAAAATAAATATTAAATAGTTATACAAGAGCAGTTAAAAATTTAACTGCTCTTTTTTATACCTAAAAACAGGAGGATAATATGAGTTGTGAAAATTGTTTAGGTGATTGCAAGATAGAAAAAAATACAAAAAAAGAATATCAAGATATAACTTCAGCTTTTTTTATACTAACCAATCAATGTCCTTTAGCTTGCAGATATTGTTTCGTTAATCAAAATGTTAAAAACATGTCTTATCAAACAGCGCTAGATGCTACTAGCTTTTTAATAAAAAATGCAAAAGAAAATAACACAACTCCTTCTATAGTATTTTTTGGTGGAGAGCCTTTGGTGCAATGGGATAATATAATTGTGCCCTTATCAAAATATATCAGAGAAGAATATAATAAATCGTTTGATTTAAGCATAACAAGTAATTGTGTTTTAATGACAAAAGATAAATTAGATTTTATGAGAGAATACAATATAAAGTTATTGTTTTCAATGGATGGAGATAAAGAAACACAAGATTATAATAGACCTTTTCATAACAATAAAGGCAGTTTTGACATATTAGATCCTAAGATAGATATGATACATGAGTATTTTCCAAACGTTACTTTTAGAGCAACTATTCATAAAAATACATGTGCCAATACATTCCATGATATGAAATTTGCCGTAGAAAGAAATTTTAAAAATATGTTTTTTATACCTAATGTGTTTGATGATTGGAGCAAAGAACAAAAAGAAATGTTAACAAATCAAGTTAGAATGTTTGGCGATTACTTTATTGAGAATGCTAGAAATGATAAGATTGTACATTTAATAAATTTAGATAATATTATTGTGGATATCCCAAATATAAACGAACGCAAAAGAAAGGGAATGGAAAGACTTATTTCTAACCATAAATGTGGCTTAGGAACGGGTTTTTGGTCTAGTATTTCAGTAGAAGGTGACATAATTGCTTGTCAAGAAATGCCTACTAATGACAAAGGAATTTTTGGAATAGGAAATATTTACGATGGAGAAAATCTTGAAAAAAGAAAGAGATTAAGGTCACTATATGATTCAAAATTAGTACGAGGATTAAATAATTGCAAAGATTGCAAACTAAAAACTGTCTGTGATGGCGGTTGTATTGCAAATAATTTTATGAATAATGGTGATTTAAATGTTGTATCTGATATGTTTTGTTTTTGGCAACAACTGCTATTAGAAGAAGCTATAAGAATATGTAATATTTTAGGTAGTGAGAAAAATGAATTATTCAAATCTACTTATTTTTCTGCTCTAAATAGTGAGAAGGTGAAATGATGTCTGATTTTATAAATCTACCCTCGTTTCTAAGTCAATCAATATCTACATATGGCATTAATGCTTGTGGAGATTGCCAAGTTATTTGTACTGGCTGTGAAAGATATGAGGGATGCGGAAGTTGTGAAAGTTGTACAAGTTCATGTACGTATGGCTGTACAGCTTCATGTACATCAAGTTGTACGTCAAGCTGTACAAGTAGCCAATGTGGAGATTGCCAAGTTATTTGTACTGGCTGTGAGGGCTGTCAAACGGGTCAGGGATTACCCAAACTTCCAACCCCAACTTTAAATACGAGCGCAACTATAAAAAAAAGCAACTCCATACAAATAACAATAAATACAGTCGAAGGTGCCACTAGATATTATGCACGAATAAACGGTGCAAACGAACAAAATTCAGATTCTAAAACCTTTTTATTTAGTGGATTAACACCGCTTATTAAATATTTTATAGAAATTAAAGTTTATGGTGCTTTATATGAAGATTCTGAATGGGGTGGTTATTATGCTACTACTTCTGGTGCTTGGGAATGGTGGACACCTAAAACATCTGGGGTTGGTTTTAATGTGGGAGCTGATGAATGGTTAGCATTCTATACTAGGATTAATGAAATTAGAGTATCGGTGCTGGGTATCGGTAGTGAATATTCGTTTGCAACAGATGCTACATATATATCACCTGGCAAGGATTATTATGCTTGGATATTCCTGCAAGCTTGTAATGCTATTAACCAAATTAATGGACAAGTATCAACAGAGTTATTAAACGTAGTTTCTGGTAATGATATTTACGCTTGGTACTTTGAAAATCTTAAAACTGCATTGAATAATGCCATTACTTAATCACAGGTTATATTTTAGCTTATATCGAATTTTATTCAAGTCTTAATGTATTTGTATTGTAACTTATTTTACTAATCGTAAAACTTAATTAAATAGGTCATTTTTTAGTTGCAAAATGTAAAAAGCTACTCGAAATTTGAGTAGCTTTATTTTTTTAACTTTCACTTCTTTTGATAAGTGATTTTACTTTTTTATAAGATTCCATGTCTATCATGGCAATAATATTTATTTGTTTAATTGCTTTTTTTACATTTGCTTGAATCTGCCATTCGCTGTAATACTTTTTTTCATTCTTAAGATGTTGAGCAACTTCATTCCATGTTTTCGCTTCCCAATATTTTAAAGGCAATAATTCTTTTTGGATTTCGGTTAGTCCTTTTAATCCTATCTCTATTTTGTCTAAAATAACTTCTATGCAGTAAATCTCTTTTATTATTTCTTTGACTGCTTTTTTGTTTTCCTTTGCCTCATTATCAATTGTCTGCTGATAAAGCAATGCTCCGTTTTCAGTTGTCGAATGAAAACTATTTGTATTTGAATGAGGCATGTCCGATAATTCGTAATTATTAAATGTCATTCCTTTTATGTAATCGTCATCAGCATCTTTTGCATATTCCTTAACTCGTTTTAAATCTGCATCTAATGAAAGCTTTATGTTTTTTAGTAATGGCACTAGTGAAAATAGTTCTTTCATTTCTTCGGTTCTGATATATTCTTTTTTTATTCTAAACACCTACTTTCTATTTATCATCTTGTTGTTGTGTTTCTGAATTTGACTTTTCTGTTATTTCCACTTCTACGCATTTATTATAATATTCAAAATCGCAACCCTCGCAATTTGTTGATGCACACAAGACTTGTCCGTCCTCAATATGAGCTTTAGCTTTATATGCCACTGTTCTTTACCTCCTCGAATATAACCATTTTCTTTTTATCGTACGCATATTTATATTCTAGATTTGCGCCCTTGCTTATCGTCCAATTTCCAATCATATAAATTGCATCTGAACAATCAATCATTGCATAGCCTATATGCATGTAATCATCATAACCTAATCCCAAAGGTAATGTAGCAGGGTTTAAGACAGCATGTCCTAGTTGCTTTAAGTATTCCTCTGCTCTTGAAAATCTTTCTTTATAATCCAATGTATTGGTTATTGCACCGCTAATATATATCACCATTTTTTATTCCTCCTAATATTTTTTAAAGTAAAATGTAACTCTACCGCACTTTGTACATGTTGCTTTTTTATCTTTGTACCATTCTAAATCCTCATCTTTACAACCTGTAAATGTATGAATTATATAATATATTAGCTCCATTCTTAATCCTCCTTTGACGTCTCTTCTTTCGCTTCATATGTAATAAATTTCTTTTCACATTTTAGGCACTTTCTTTTACGTTTTGTTTTTGTTCCGTTCTCTGCTTCTCTGCTATCAATCACTACAGTAAAATAATTATCGCAAAATGGACATATCATTTTCATCCCTCCACTTTCTCCATATTAACTATTCTCACACTATTATTAGCTTTTAAGTCTTTTAACTCGAGTGTATACTGCCACTTATCGCCTTTTAATCGCAATATGCAAGCCGTAACAATGTAATTTGCATTATCATACTTGACTATCTTTTTATCTGTTATAGCTCGTTTTACGTCCTTTATGTCCATTATACTTGTCCCTGTTCTTCCCATATCTCAACTAATATATCTTTGCCATCATAAAATTTTTGTCTGATTTCCGTAACAAACTCTCTTTTATCGTCCTCTATCAAATAGCCTTTCAATCCATCAACTAACATTTTAGTTAAATATCCATGATTGTCACAATCAAGGTTACTGTTATAGTTAATGCTTATCACTACAGGGCGTTTAAATAGCTTTTTAGGCACTTTCTGTTGTATCATTGAGTAATACATCAATTCGTGTATTTCGTCCGCTGTTTTCTTTCTTACTGTCCAATGAATGCCTTTATAAATTTCATTCAATCCGTATTTTTTGCCTACAATTTTTAGAGGTACTGTAAATTTAACCACTAATAACATCCTCCATTATTTCATCTTCATCAAATTCTATAGGTTTCCAGTTTCTGCAATGATATTGAAATTTTTGTCTATCGATAAATTTCTCTGCTCCGAATTCCTTACCTGTAGCCTTGCAAATAAGAAATTGCTCTTCATAATCAGCATCGCCATAGTTTTGGTCACCCTGTGGTCGCACATATACCGTCTCGTAATCTGTTATAAAATTACCACAAGTTACACAAGCTTTATTCTCAGGATTATAATAACATCTATTTTCATGCCTTTTAGCACTTGATTTATGCTTGTAATACCTCCTACAGTAGTCGCATTCGAATGCTTTTATTTCTTTCATTTAATCACCCCCAAAATTTCATTTATTACGCATACAGGCAATATTACATCGCATTTAGCTATTACCGTTTTTGATAGTTCTTCAACTGTAAAAACGCCATTGTTACAAAGTGCTTTTATGCTTTGGTTTACCGCTAATATTGTTAAACAATTATTTTCGTAAGCTTTTTCTTTAAAATCAATATTTTCTTTTAAAAATGGTTCGAGTTTTATCCTTATATCTTCCGTAAACTTGTACATATTCCCTCCTTTAACTAAACATTGTAATTTGACTATTATAACTATCTTTAATCTTAGCCCATGGCTCGTACTTATCGAAATCTGGAACAGCTTTATAAATCATTGAATCAACCCATCTAGCAAATTTATTAAGTCTTTCATCGTCCTTCTTTTCGTTATACTTCATAACATATGGTCTGATACCTAATTCATTTAGTTTGTGGAATCTGTACATATCCTCTTCGAATGTTGTATTAAATCCAACAAGCATAAAGCACATATGATTATAAGTTTTGATATGTTTAGATAATGTTTTAATCCCGTCTAAAACTTGATTTTCAAACTCCATCAAGTCCCAGGCGTAATGTATTGACCTTAAATGTTTTACTTCTTTCATCGCTTGTGCAATATCATCTGTCATTAAACGAACATCACAACCTTGGTTGATATCAACTATAAGTTTTCTGTCCCTGATTTCGTGTAGCTTGTCTATAACAAAAGGATCTGCGGTTAAATTATTGTCGTGCAATATCAGTACATTGCTTCTTGGATTGATTAAATCTTTTATTTCTGCTATGTCTCTGAACGGTCCTTCTTTTTCAGGTACGAAACAAAATTTACAATTTCTTATACATCCCCTAGAAGTAAATCCCATGCCGGCATTTACGATTTCTTCTGCTTTTTCCAACTTATGAGCTTTTGTCATTATGCCTTTCATTCTTGGCGCTATGTCTGTAACTTTATATAAATCATAGTCAGGCTTCATACTTTCAATTTCTACCGGCAATTCTTTTTTTATATTCCATCCTGTACCGCCAATTTCTATTTTGTCGCCGTAATAATCTTGAAGTTTTTGACATTCGTCTTTTGACCTTGTAAATACTGCACTGGCAAATATCTTGTCATATTCAGTTCCGAGTTGTACAAATTCAACTTCACAGCCATTTGATTTGTAATAACTACTTATTTTCATCAAAGCTAAATTTGGTATTCTGCTGTCAACGTCTATCAATCCTATTTTCAATTAATTGTCCTCCTGTAAATCCATTATGTTAATTTGTCTTTTGTCTTGCTTTTGAGTTTCTCCTAAAATTATCTTACGGAATATACTTTCAAATATTGGTACAGGTATAGAATTTCCTGATTGTTTATATAAAGCTCCATTTAATTTACCTTTTGTACCTGGATGAACCGATAATGCATTTTCATAATCAATATCAGAATAGCCTTGTAATCTCCAACATTCTAATTCTGTTAAGTATCTGTATTTTCCATTATCCAAATCCACTACTCCGCTGTTAGGACTTCTCATTTGCTTACATGTTATGGTCGTACAATAATCCTTTATGACCTCAACTCTGCCATTGAAAGACGATTTGCTTGTTCCGTTAATAAGTTTTAGCATGCTAGGTTGTGTTACAATATGCTGTTCCCCATAATCATTTGTTAAAAACTCTGATATATTTCTCATTGGAGTTCTAATTAATTCGTCAAAATTAAAATGCGTACCATCTAAACGACTAATTGTAAAAACTCTTTGTCTTGCTTGTGGTAATCCGAAATCTCTAGCATCTAATACATCAAACGAATTTGTATATCCTAACCGCTCCATTTCCCTTAAATAGCCGTTAAAGTTATGTATCATATGTTTACTCAATACATTCTTTACATTCTCCCAAATAACAATCCTTGGCTTCCATGCACCCATTTGATTTATAATATTTAAGGTTTCCCACATAAGACTTGACCTTGTTTCACTTCCCTTGTCAGCACCCTTTTGTTTACCTGCTATACTAAAATCTTGACAAGGACTTCCATGTATCAATATGTCAGGCTTTAAATTCCAATCAACTACAGATTGAGGTTTATAAGAAAGTTCCTTTTTAAACATTGCATTATAGGAACATACTGCCTTTTCGTCTATTTCAACATAGTCTATTGATTTTACAGGAACACCAATATTTCTAAGTGCAATTCTAGGACTTCCTATGCCTCCAAACAATTCAAGTATTTGTAACATCTTTACTCCTTTGAGAAGTCACTGAAGCGACTTCTCATTTAATTTTTAACTGCTCACAAGTACCTTTAAATTCACCAATAACTTTATTTTCGTACTGACGATATGGTACGCATATATAGTCTAATACCTCACCAACTCCTAAATCTTCTATGCAATATTTATATAATTGCGGATGGCTTTCTGCCATTTTTTGAAATCTGTTTGGTAAATCTTCTAAATGACATCCAAATCCACAAAACATGCATCCAGTCCTTTGCACTCCAGTTGTTCTGTAAATGCCATTTTCGCAAATTATATTGCCGTATACGTTACATATTTTCAAGTCATTTTCTACAACATATCTAAGTACATCTTGCTTAGTCCAAAATCCCATAGGTTGACTTTTGGGAGCATTTGCTTCATAAACATTGCATCCTGTTTTACTGTATTGTCTTTGCCTCATAAACCCTTCGTCTTGAGTAATACCTATAAATGGGTATCTTTCTGTTTCTTTATGGTATTTTTTAAAAGGTGATTTTTTCATTACGTCACAACATTTTTCAGAAGTGTCAAACGGTGCATCAACTAAGAACTTCCACTTGTCAGCCAACTTACCTAGCTTTCCTCTTTCATCACCGTGCAATAGATAATTTCTATACTTATCTGATAGATTTCCATGCCTTAATTTCCTTACCTTTGCAGCCGTTTCTTTTGATACAATTGGATATCCATATTCTTTTATAACTTGTCGAAATGATTTGTCGGGTTTAATAATAGTTACATTATCAAATGTTTTTATATGTTCAACTAATTCGGGATATTCAAGCCCTGTATTAGCAAATACCGCTACTACATTATCTCTTAAGGTTTGTCTTACTAAGTGCAATAAAACCGTGCTGTCCAAACCGCCGCTAAAACTTACGTATACATTGCCGTTATAATGGTTATACCAATCATTTATTCTTTGTTTCGAGAGTATAAGCTTCAACTCATAAGGCAACCATTTTCTTTGACTAAAAGCCCAATCTTTGAGTTTTAGATCTATATCTTGAATATACAAATTTATTCATCTCCTTTGAGAAGCCACCGAAGCGACTTCTCTCATCATTAAGTTAATCCATCATGTCAAAATGAATTACGTTATAGCCTTTACTTCTCAATATTTCTGCAAACCTATCTCTGACCCTTGTCCTATCATTACCTTGATTACCACCGCTCACATTTAGTATATAGCCTGTGCCTATCCAATTCGTTCTACCACTGCAATAAAGTCCTGCGTTTTTTATTGCTTCAAGAACTTTTTCTTCTCTCCATCCCTTAAGTGTTAAAAATGTTGCGTCCAAATTACAAGTACCGCCATCATCGCCTGTTCCCTCGTCGCTCATTTCCATTTGTCTTACTCTGCAATTGTCGATTGCTTTTTCGGTTTCGATATCTTGAATCAAATTGCCTAGTTCAAAAGATACTTGACTTATTTTTGCTTTTGCTTCACGCACTATTTTATTTTCCATAGCTGGCATAATCAGCATTCCTACTGCTGTATCAAGTTCACTTATTAATTTACCGATTTTATCGTTAATCATTGTTACCTCCTCAACCCTTCTGGAAATTCTCTTAACATATTTTCTTCGCCCACGATTGATATTAAACTATCTTTCATGAATACAGGACTGTCATTTTCCTTGCATTTTTTAACAATGTCGTCAATCCATTCTTTTTCAGGAATAATTTTATCCTTCCTATTCCCTGTTTCAGCTCCAATTATTACCCATTGAGAATACACCAAGTCATCATTACTAAATTCAATTGGCTCCAATATTGGCTCAACACTATAAAAATCAACATCATATTTAAGATTATTTAATCTAATTTGAGTGTCGATAGTGTGACCGAAGTAGTAAAGTGGATTTAACACTAACATTGCATTTCTAATCTTTTCAGTTCGTAATGCTTTTTCCATATACCTATCAATTCGTTTAGTAAGAAACAAATATCTGTGCTGTGGATTGTTCCCAATAGCTTTAAACGTTTCTATTACAAATTCTTCTTTCCAATCAGCAATATCGCTCATGCTATCCATAAAAATAATTTTAGGAGCTTTGCTTTTTAGTTGTTCTAGCCTTTCAGGAAAGAATTGAGGTTTACTAAAATCATGAATCCATTTAAAACGATCATTCATTCGTCTTGCATAACAATATTTGCAACCATAAGTACACCCAACAACAGGATTTAATGAACTATCACACCATTCGATTTTTGTTTTATTCATCTTCTTTTACCTCCCATTCTATTTCCATTTCCAACGTTTCTTCACAATTAAAATCACATTTATTGTAGAAAAGACAACTTCTTCTACACAAACTGTTGGAATTTTTAATTAAAAGTATAAGTTTTTTCTTTTCTTCTTTACTGCATGTTATTTTCATTTTCCACCTCACCTTTCAACCTTTCCAACTCTTTCTCTGCTTCTTTTCGTGTTAGAAATATTGTTTTACCAAATTGCCCAAGAGTAACAAAGTCTTCTCCATCTTCACCTTTCAATACCGCATAATCGTTATATCGATTTTTCCCAAAACGTATAAGAAGCAACTCTTCTATTCCTTTTATATACTTATCCTCTTTGTCATCATATTTAGTGTAAATTTCGTACACTTTTGTATGTGGCTTACAAGGCATTTTAATTAATAACCCTTGTTCTTCTAGCCTTCTATATCTCATTAATTCTAGCAAATCTTCTACGGTTCCTTCTGTTCCCTCTTCGCCTTCAACGCAATCCTTTAAGTCTTGTACATCTTCTGCCTCTATTCCCGTATCTTCATATTTTTTTAAATATTCTAAAGAATCTAACAAATTACAATATTCAGTTCCGTTAAATATATATTGATATTTGTTTAGTATTTCTATAGATTTATTAGCTTTTGTTAATATATCCATCTTAAACCTCCCAATATTCACATATATTATTTTTATCTACAAACTCCGTACATAATTCTGATTTATCACAAACACATACAGCATCTTTTAATTCATCTATGTAGCCGTATTTACAAGTAGTACAATTTCTTTTATTCATACAATTTCTTTTATTCAATTTCTACCTCCAATAATTTCTCTAAGTCTTCTTGTGCAAATATTACATTGTCTCTACACTCTCTGCATATAGGTAATAATTCTTCCGTACTTTCATCAACATATCCGTAGCAATAATAATGCGGTGTGCCATCTTCGTCATGCCATTCGACGCTTGCTTTTCCACGCAATTTTACTTGCCCTGTTTTCTTCGCCCTACAAGTAGTCTTTGCCATCATTCAACCTCTATAACCCAAACGAACGGATTAGCATCCCAGCCGTATTTATCTAAGTCCTCTTTTTTAATTGTGGAATTCCATAAATCTTCAAATTCATACTCAATTTCAATTTCACTTTTTTCAGTGCGACCATCTGATTTGTATAGCTCAATACCTTCATTCAAGAAGTCAATTGTAAGCATATTACATATCCTCTCAACCCTAACGTTCGTAACCTTTAAAAATATTCTTGCTGCTGACTTTGGCATATGGATTGATGGTCGCCATTTATAAAGTGAATATTCTTCCGTACCCCAACTTGGAATATTAGGTGCATCAGCTTTGTAAAGCGTTAATCCACTTTCGATTATATTTTCATTTGCATCTAACAAATAACCTTTCCACCATGTTTCCCTAACATAGAGAATATCTCCAACTTTGTAAGGTGAGTAATTCTCAATAAAATGTTTTATATGTCCGTAAAAATGTTTATGACTAATTCCTTTGGACTTTTTAATATTTGCACTGATAATATCATTGCTAAATTTAATGTCTTCGGCTTTCACAACTCTTCTTGTAACGGTCTTTCTATTATCCAGTATTGCCTGCACCATTTTTACGTTAAACAATATTGGTTTTGCTACTTTTAACAGTTCTTCTCTATTCAATTTTTTTCGTCCTCCTTATATGGTTCTGGCAACTCTCGCCATGCTAACGGGCAACTTAGTAAATATCCTTCTCCGTCTCTCCAATGATTACTACTATTTCTATTGCAGAATCCAAGTCCTACACTTCCTGTACTTCTTGTAATTAGCACAATCTTTTTATTTTCTGGTAATTTTCCACTATTTACAGGAACCCAACCACCATTTAATTGTTTTTCAAGTGCTTTAATAGCTAAGTTAAAGGAAATTATATTTTGTTTGTAAAATCTTACATTTTCTTCACTTTCGTCACTTTTTATTTTTCTTTCAGCGCCTTCTGCATAAGCTTTTAAGTCTCTTATAGCTGTTTCAATCTCATTCAATCTTCTACCTCCCAATCTAATTTTTGACCGCAATCACAAACTTTTAAATTATCCCAATGTTTATAATAGCCATCTCCTTCTAATTCGGACAACTCTTTACCACAACAAGGACAAAGAGCAGGAGACCAAGATTTAATAATTGGTTTCTTCACCACTTGTTTTTCAAGTGCATCAATTGCTAAATCTATATATCCTATTGTTAAATTTCTGGTGACACGTTTTAATATTTTAAAATCTTCTATTGCCTTTTTAATTTCATTCATTCGATACCTCCCACTATCGTTTTTTATTAATCATTTTAAGTAACTTTTTCTTACGCCTGTTATCCTGCTTCTTTGTTAATGGTCTTATATGATTTTCGTGTATGTCATGTGATTTATATCCATTTCTTCTGTTATTTTCATTCAATTTTCTACCTCCAACAACTCTGGATTTTCGTATATTGTGCCTATAACTTCAATATCTCTTTCGTCAATTTCACATAGACACATGTAATGATTATCTAGATAAAGTCTAAATCCACAATTGTAATGTTTAACAAGATATCTAGTATATTGATGCATGTATACAGTTTTTACTATACAAATATCGCCCTCATAAATCTCTTTGCCGTTCTTATCTTTTAAGCCTGTATATTGTCCTACTGTTTCAGGAATAACGCAAAACCAATTATCAAATCCAAAACTTTCTTTATTTTCACCGTTCGATGCGTAATCGGTAGTAAATCCATCAGCATCTTTTTGCGGAATAATTAATGTTTCGTATTTTTTATATGCATCGCTACTATAAATTAGATTTCCATACACAAATTCTTTGTTACCAACCCTCTGACCTCTAAATTTAATTTTCATCTCTATCCCCTTTTCATTTGTTTGTAATTTTCATTCCATGCTCTAAATTTATATTCCATCATTGTCCTCCAGAAAATTGCTTACAATCTTTTCACACCTAAAAATATCTACTTCACAATCATCGTCTTTATCACAATCATAACAATAAATCTCTCTTAACCAATCATAGATACCATCTACGGTAAATTCATTATCAGCATCTTGCTCACAATAACCATCCATCATTTTGTTACAAGTCATATGTAAACATCTATCAAAGAAATCACCTTCATATTTTCCAGATTGCCTATGGTATTTTTCTCCTACTGCTATGATTTGATTGCATATTATACATTTATGTTCTTTTCTCGCTTTGTGAATTCCATCACTATAAAATTCCATCTCTATCCTCTTTTCATTTGAAATCTTAAATTTCCATCCCAGTCCCGATTTTGCATGAACTCACGCTCTTTTTTATTTGCATTTTCACGTTCTATTTTAAATTTCTTATAATCTTCACAAGTATCATGGCAGGCCGTGTGTCTTTCAGGACAATTAATACAATTTTTCATATGAGCCTCCTAAAACAAGCTTATTTGATTTTCTTCTTCAATTACTGATTGGCAATTCTTAACTGCTTGATTGTAATAACTTTCTTTTAACTCGATTCCTACAGCTCTACGTTTCATTTCTAATGCTTTATATGCTTCGCTTCCTATACCTAGAAACGGTGTAAAAACTATATCTCCTGGATTAGTCCAAAGTTCTATACCTCTTTCTATTACAGGTAGTTGTAAAGGACAAATATGTCTTTCATCTTTTTCTTCTCTTGCACTTCTAGCTTGCAATGTATCGCTTGGATTAATGTCCATCCATACAGGAGAAGCATATTGTTGCCATACATTAACAGGAAAGCTTTCATTTGTGTGTGTTACTCTTTCAGGATTATCGCCAGGTTTTCTCATTGTTACTAAATAGTCTGGTATTCCTTGCCTACTCATGCAGCTATCCTTTTTAATCTGCTTATGAAGCAATCCTAATGCTTTTGTTCTCTGCATAGCTATTACTGGATTCTTCCAAATAACTACTTCCGAATGATATATAAATCCTGCATCTTGAAATATTTTGATTAACATCCCTCTAAAATCTGTTATACCTATATATCCATCACGTTCTTTTAATGTAGGTAAGTTCATGCAATGAAATGAAACTAATCTGCCATTCATCATGATCCTGTACAACTCTTTAACTATGAATATAAAATGTTCATAAAATTCACTGTAAGTCCTGCAATTTCCTAAATCTCTATCACTGTTAGAATAAGTATAAAGGCTTGCAAATGGTGGACTGAAAATGCTGTAATGTATGCTATTGTTAGGTATTTCTTTCATAATTTCGCATGAATCACCATTATAAAGTGACATTCTATCTGTTATATACTGATTGTTTACTTTCATTAGCAAGCCTCCACTAACCATATAGGCATTTTCATTTCTATACATGGTTTGTATTCTGTTATATTTCTTGTTGTATTTCTAATCTCGTTTTTAAGTATTTCAGAGGTTAAAGCAACCATGTTCTTTAACATTTGCTCCGCTTGTTCTTCTTTCCTTTTAACATTTGCAAGAACACTTTCTTCTCTTTCTGAAATAATCACATGAACGTTTACTTCTTTAGTTTGTCCAAACCTATAACATCTTCTAATTGCTTGATAGAATCGTTCATAACTGTCTGATAATCCGCAAAATATCATGTTGTTGCAGTTCTGCCAATTCATTCCGAATCCACATATTTTAGCTTTGGTTACAAGAAACTTTACTTCTCCAGTTGCAAATCCCAACATTGCATTTTCTTTATGTTCTGGTTTGTCTGCTCCTGTTACTTCTACAGCTCCTACAATCAGTTTTGACAGCATTTCACTTTCGTTGTTATAGTCGCACCATATTAAACAATTATCCATTCCTTTAACTAATTCAACCGCCTTACCAACTCTATCATCAATGCTTTCTTTTCTTGCTTCTCTTCTTTCATCTAATGTTTGCGCTGGCATAACTACAAACATATCGTTGTTGTTTGGGCTATCTACTATGTGAGTAGTAATATTAAGCTTAGGTAATTTGTATTTGCTACCGTCATATCCTAAATCTTCAGGTGTCTTAACTACCATAGCCCAACTTGCAATCCACTTCCAGAATTCTGTTTCTGCGTGGCCTTTTAATCTCCATTTAGCTGTGTCACCACTATCATGTACAAAGAAAGTTGCAAGCATTTCAGTTCTTGACATTACACCTAAAAACTCTGAATGATTACCTAATTCAACAAAATCATTAGGACTTGGTGTTGCGGTACATGCTAATTTATATTCTGTATATTTAAAAAGTTCTAGCATTTCCTGTGTAGTTTTTCCTGTGAAGCTTTTTATAATTGAGCTTTCATCAAGCACTACACCTACAAATTCATAAGGATTAAAATGTTGAAGCATTTCATAATTAGTTATGTTAATTCCTGGCTTAACGTCCTGTTGTCCTCGGCACAACGATACATCTATCCCAAATTTTGCACCTTCTCTAACTGTTTGCTTACTTACAGCCAATGGAGCTAATATTAAAATCTTACCACCGGTATACTTGCATATTTCATTCGACCAGATTAATTGAATTATTGTTTTACCTAATCCAGTATCTAAAAATAATGCTGCTTTACCTTTCTTTAACGCCCATTTTACAATGTCTCTTTGAAAATTAAACAGAAATTCATTAGTTGGTTCACATTCAAATCCAGAAGGTTTGAAAATTCTTTGTTTATTTTTTAAAAATTCTTTATATTGCATTTTTACCTCCTGGTTAGTAGTTAGTTTTAAATTTATCTTTCAACTCTTGCATCTTTTTATCTGTACAGCTATCTGTATTTATTTCCTCAATCATATTTACATTTTCAAAATTTAATAGATGTTGATCTCCGTTCGATATTTTAATTAATACTGCATTACCCTCTTGAATTATCTCTGTTGTGTTATAAAAATTTCTAGAAGTGGATAGAGTTTTAAACCAAACTTTTATAGTTGCTTTATCGAATGTTGCTGTCATTATTTCCTCCCATATCCAATTTTAATTTATCCGATACATTCGTTATTAGTGTTTTAATATCGTTAGGCAACGCTTTATATTCTCTCTCTGTATTTGCCCTCACCTTGTAACTTCGCATGAAGTTTGAAGCAACTACCGCTTGTACAGTATCAGACTCCATCTGTCCCCATTCCTTGAGCTGTGAGGGGCTACCTACTAATTGCTTTAAGATGTCAGGTAACTTGTCAAATTCCTCTGTAGCATGGTAGGCACTGTTTTTAATTGCTTTGCTGACTAGGTTCCACGCTTCTTGTTCGGTTAATTCAGTTGGATTTGATATTTTTACAAGGCTTGCTTTAATTTTGCCAATAATAGGAGGATAACCGCTTGTATCACTTACTATATGAGCTTTAACTGCTGATTTTACTAAATTAAAATCATCATCTATAAACATTTCAGTCCACAAAGTGATAATTCCCTCTGCTTCACTTTTACTTATATTTTTATAAAACATTGGGTACGCTGCTTTCAAAATCGCCATAATTCCCATAGTTTCAATTTTTGTCATTTATTCTGTGCCTCCTTTTCCATTTCTTCATGCATCATGTCTAAAAACACATTCCCACTAGTTTCTTTTGATTTTTTATTGCCATTTTGTTCTTTATACTTACCCTCTGCAATATCTTTTCTATTCCAATTTAGAATCGTCGCATAATCATCAGCATAATTTTTTCCTTTACTTGCTTTGTAAGTATCTAATCTTGCAATCATGTCTTTAGTTCTCGCTTGACCTAATTTATCTAGCAATTTATTAAATTCAATTTCTGTCAAAGATACTTTTTCAAATTCTCCGTACTTTTCTTTTTTGGGTTTGTCAGCATCAAGTTTTAAAGATTCATCAATTGAAAGTTGTTCTTCGTCACCGCTTATATATATATCCTTTTTATTCTTCTTAACATTCTTGTCATTCTTTACATTCTTGTTTATATTGTTCCCTTCCTGTTCCCTTCGCAGTTCCTTCGTGTCCTTTTCATTGTTCCCTTCGTTGTTACCTTCATAGTTTTTAGAGGTCTGATAAACGTTGAAATTCTCTATAGTTACAAGCAAGCCTTGTGTTCCCTTCGTTGTTACTATCATAGTTCCCTTCGTGTTCCTTTCATTGTCCTCTTCATGGGGATTTCGTAGCCACCCTAATATTGAGTAAATTTGTTTCTTAGAAGGTACTTCTTTTCTAAAGCCTACATACCAACTACAAGCTTCTTGAATTTCAGGAACATTTGTCCATAATTCACCTATTTTTAAATTTTTATATTCCTTATGCTGTGCCCTTGAAAGCAGATATATCCAAACCTTAATATAAAGTGGAGGCTTGAACCATATTTCACTTTCAATTAATTTTCTACTTAGTAAGATATATCCACCATGAATTAAAGGTTCTGCCAATTCTTCACCACCTCAATACGGATACATTTCTAAATTAACTTCTAAACCCGCATCCGCAACAACAGGCTTAATTCCTGTCAACTCTTTAATTTCTTTAACCATTCTCAAGGCATTTGAGTTGCTATCCGATAAATGTAAGAGTATAATTTCTCGGCATTGGCTCAAATCATTAGCTTTTAAAAATTGTTTTACATTCTCGAGGCTGAAATGTGACTGTAACAATCTGCTTTTCATAGCCTCGTGAATATATCCTGCTTCTATATTTTCATTTAATGTTTCTTTGATGTAATTGCATTCAATCATTATGTAGTTCAAATTTTTAAATTTATATTTGCAGTAATAACTATCAGTAACAAACAACAATTTTTCTTTAGTAGGTTTATACTGAATCAAGAAACCTAAACTTCCCTCGCAATCATGCTCTGTAGGAAATGGTAGTATAATAAAATTTCCTACTATAAACTGTTTTAACGGCTCTATATGATTAATTCTATGTCCAGTTAGTCCTAATGTACTAGCAGTCTCTTTTGCTGTGTAAATATCGATTCCTAGGTCTGCTAGTTTGCTTGCATTTGATGAATGGTCTTGGTGAGAATGCGTAACTACGCATCCCACCACATCATTTGTATAAAAATTCAATCCTTTAAGTATTTCTTTTGCATTTATTCCACACTCGATAATTAATGTTTCTTTAAAAGCTTCAAGAATGTAACTGTTACCTTTTGAAGAACTTGCCAATACTTTAAGTTTCATTTTAGTATCCAGGACTTTCCTCAATATCAATTTGTCCAGGTTCTGTATTTTTTGAGTTATCTTCCTCTATTTCATCAATAACATCCGCTTGCGTTGCATCAATGTCTACAAATTCCTTATTAGCATTTTCTTCAATTTCATTTTCAACAATGCTTTCAATTGCTTGTGATTCTAACTTTTTAAGTCTTAAATAATCATCATCAATTTTTTGACTATCTATAGTAATGTCACCATATGCAGCTCTATAAATAGTTTTCCAGCACATTTCTTCTTTCCAACCTTCTATATGTTCAGTTCCTGTTTTCTTTCCGTTTGTCCAAACGTCTTTCTCACCACCCCAAAATTCAGCAGATGCCTTGGCTGGTTTTCTTTTTTCTATGTCTTTCATACTAAATACTACAAGCTTGTTTTTACTAGGATTATCATTGTAAATGTGATAGTAGAATCCACCTTTAATTTCTCCCCTGTCGAATGGTTCTGTAATTTCAAATTCATAATCATTAAACTTGTTATTTCTGTCTTTTTTGATTTCTTTAAATTTGTCATTGCTATATATGAGTTCAACGACTACGGCATTAGGAGTATCAAGCCCATATTTAGTAGCTTTTAGCTCAATGCCTCTATAACCCTCAATGAAAGTTATATTATATTTGCCTGTTGCGTTATCCTTGAAAGGAATCAAATTAACATGGTTTTTTTGCATTGGGTCAAGTCCAACCCTAGCAGCAGATACAACAGCATTTGCTAATCCGTTCATATCAATATTCGCCCAAGTTACAGGAACAGCATCTCTATATTTTTCAGATTTTTTAAGTCTGCCTTGTTCAGCTTTTTTTAAAACTCCATCTAGTTCAATGCAATAATTTTGAGCTAATCTCTTCTGAAATTCCGTTAAAGCAACATCTTGTCCTGTGCTACCAGAAAACAGTGTCATCACCTTACTTGTAAATCTTTCTTGAAAAGTTAATTCTTTTTTATGTACTGCAATTTGATTATTTTCCATTTTATTTTTCCTCGCTTTCAACTCTTAAATTTTTATTAGGTGCTTCGTATGCCTGTCTAGCCAATTGTTCATCTCCATATTGAGATATAATAGCTTTTCGAGCTATGTCGCCAAGCTTATTCCATGAAGGCGGTACTACAGTTTGAATTATTTGCGAATTTGTGCTTATAATGCTCTGAACGCCCTCAGAATTGTCAATCCATATAGGAGCCGATACGTCGTAAAACTCGCACAGACTTTCAATAATGTCGATACCTGCATTAATCTTCCCTGCTGAATTTGCATCTGAAAATGGTACATAAGAACCGTTTGTATTGACTAATGCTTCACAAGTTTCCACATCAACACCATTTTCTTGAGTATTAAATAACTTAAACCTAACAAATTTGAATCTTTTATTAATTATTTCCTCTGAAATCTTAGCCTTAGAAGTGGAAAACCTCTTAATTAAGAAATCATGCCCCTCTAATTCAGCTATCAAATTAGCAATTCTTTTTTCTTCTGCTTTTAATTCTTCAATTCTTGCTTTCTTTTTCTCAATTTCAGTCTTATTGTTTAAAATTGAGTTACATTCATTTATTTTTGTTTGAATATTTGATTTTCTTTCCAATAACGCAGTCGATTTATCTTCTATAGGCTTGTCTAATTCAACTTTTAACGCATCAATCTTGGTAGAAAGTGCTTTATAGTCTGCATTTTCTGAATAATTAGGCTCTATTACAGGCTTCTTTAATTCTTCATCAAATTTCGAAATATCAGTATTAATTTCTTCTAAAGCTGATTGTTTTTTAGTGATTTCAAGCTGATTTTCTTTTATATCCTTTTGTAACTTTTCCGTATCAGCCTTTAATTTCAAGCCTGCTGTCACGTTTTCGCTAAGCTTACTTTCAGCCCAGACGATACCTTTTTGTTTCTCTTTTTCAAAATTAGATCTCATTTCTTGTAACTTTGTTTCTTTTGATTCTGTTGGTAAATCTTGCTTACAAGTAGGACAAATAAAATTTTCTCCCTCTGGTTCCGTGAATTGCAATCCTATTTGAGTTGCTCTTGTTTCTGTATACTCCTTCCATTGCTTGAGCAATCTCTCTCTTTCGGATAAATAACCTTTTAAAGAATTATTTCCCCTATCAATTTCTGATTGTAAAGTTTTTATACTTGATTCAAGCACGTATTTGCCACTTTCTAGCTCTGCTTTTTTCTCTGCTAACTTTCTTCTGCCAGCACCGTGTTCTGTATATATATTCAGTTTTAAATCTTCTAGCTGATTTTTTAATGATGATAATTCTTTGTATTTTTTACTGATTTCATCCGCTTTTTTCGCTTGACTTGTCATTAAAAATTCAATACCTTGTAATGCTTTTTTAAGTTCCTCAAGCTCTTTTTCAGTTTCCGTATAATTGATTGTTTCTTGTGGCAATGAAAGTGTAAGTTCGTCAATCCTAGGCGGTATATCATCATGCTCTTTCTTAAGCCCTTTAAGCTTGTCCGCAAGTACTTTTTTATAATCCTCTATACTTCTGCCTTTTAATATTTCTTTTAGCTTTAAAAGGCTATTGTCGGCTTCTATAACTTGTTCATCTGTTAGCTCTCCACTAATTTCGAATAAAATCTCTCTCTGTTTTTTCCACTCTTTTTTTGTTGAAAAATACGTCGGATTTGTTACCATTTTGAATATTTCTTCGCTAGCTAAGGCTGCAACTTTCGCCTTAAATTCTCCTGCCGCTACAGGCACTTCGTCCCACCAACGAGAAAAACTATTTTCTGATTTAGTAGAGTCTGTTCCTCTTTTTTTAACCAACTTCTCTTCTTGCATTTTCTTTATCTTTACAAGTTTTTCATCAACTAACAATTCAACTTCAACTTCTGTATTAAGATTGTGTATATCTTGTCCTTTTTCATCTTGTGGTTTTACAGTGAAATTGGTTCTATCTGTGCTATCTTTGTCAAATAACGCCCATAGGAATGCATCCATAAGAGTTGTTTTACCTTTTCCATTATCAGCAAATACTGATATATTCTGTCCGTTTGCATTAAACATAAAATCTTTAATGCCTTTGAAATTTTTGATTTTTAACCCATTTAATTTGATTTTCAATTTATTTTCCCTCCTGTGATTTTTCATCCACTAATATATATTCTGTGTTTCTAGTTTTTGCATAATTTGCAGTTAAAATTGTAGCTGCGGTCGTGCATATATCTGTTCCATCTGGAAATCTTTTGTCGTTGTACACCTTGCCCGATAAATAAGGCATTTGTTTTTGATGCGTGTTTGAAAACCTCCAAAATATATTGTAATTTTTTAATATTGGTAAGCTTTTTTGTTCTACTTGTTCACTGTTTGGCATTTATGATTTCCTCCAATTCATCAAGTTTTCTTATTGCTTCGTTATCGTCAAAATCAATTTCCTCAAATGCATCTTCTATATCGCTAATTACATTATCATCCCAATCATCAAACAGCCCATTTTCTATATCCTCTTTAAGCTGATAGTCTAATGCTTTTTCTATGCTTCTGTTAGTTTTCAAATTCAGTGTATTTACGTAAGTCTTACCATTAAAGGTAACTTCGATTTTCTCAAAATCTTTGTCATACGTTTTTATTATTTTACTCATTAATTTCCTCCTATAACCTTTCAAATTCAACTTGCAATTTGCTTAGTTCTTCAGCTAGTTGATATTGAAGCATTGATAAAAACATGATTTTTTGTTCAGCATTTAATATTGTACTATCATAGTCGTTTGTAATTGCAACTGCTCTATTACTGTCCATGGTTGAATTGACTGTAATTATTTTTTTATTAACACTCTCTATTTTCTTAGACAATTCGTTAGCTTTTTCTAATAACTCTTTTTCCATTTTTAAATCCTCCGTTTTTATATTTTTAAATAAAAAACACCACAAACCATTATCAAAATGACTTGTAGTGTTTAGGTATTTCCTGTTGCTGCAACACAGTTCATAACAGCTATTCTGTTTTTAATTCGTTCATGCAAAATTGTTTCACCGCCTTTTTGTTTGGAAACCCGAAGTCTTGAAAATGCTCCGTTACATAATCTTTTGCACTCTCTTTCAAATTTAAAGTCTTTATTTTGGCCTTAATCCTTTGTTTCTTATTTTCAGTCATATTCATACAGTTCCTTTCTGTTTATTGTTTTTCGATTACTTCTAGGCTCTTAACGAGGTCGAATGGTTCTGCATCTTCCCATTTAATGAAGTCAAATATTTCTTTGTCTAAAGCATCTAGATCAACTATGTTTGCTCCATATTCCCACACATCACAGTGTCTTACTGGCTTTTCAACATATCCCCATAAAGAACCCTCCTTGTCTCTTGCGACAAATTTCAACTTGAATAATTCAACCAATGATTTAAATGCATTAATTTGTTTTTCGGTGTATGTAATTTTAGGAATATCCTCTATCAAATTGGGATTGTTGATGATTTGCATCAACGTTTTATAAGATATATGGATTAATTGTTGATTTTTAATTATGCCCTCTATATTTATAAAACAAGGATTAGCACCATAGTTTTTGATATTAAATTTCTCATTAACGTTTTTGCCGATAATCTCACATATGAGAGGCTTATCCTGTGTCTTACTCTGTATCAAGTCGTCAAATTCGATGATGTCATAGTTGGTGTCTTTAAAATATTTTATACTGTCATACGTTATTGTTTTATCTTCATAAATACGGTAACAAGTATTTACGGTATAAACGTTCCAGTTGTTTTTTTCTGTAGGTTTTTTATAAGTAACAGTCCACATATAACCATGTCTACCTAAAAACTCTAATAACTGATTAGCTTTATTCTCTGTATTACAATGTATTGCTTTACCAATAAGGTTTTTAATATCTAGTTCTAATTCTTGTACAGGTTCTAGCATTTCATCATTCCAAAGCCACTTGCCTGCATCACGTTCTAAGAAATAAGCATTACGATATACTTGTTTTATTTTTACAACCTCGCCTTTATATCGTTTCATAGCATCCGTAAATCCACGATCACCATAAATCTTATCAACTTCCAAATCTCCTCTAACTTTAACACTGTCTCCAACTTTATATTTCATATTTCCTCCCCATTTTCTTTAAGTAATCTATTTATAGTTTCATTGTAAACACATAGAATTTTTAAAAATTCAGCTTTTGAAAGCTGTATATCTAATGCTCTTTCAAGTTCTTTTAGTTTTCTTATATCTGCAACACCAATCATTTCAGAATGTGAACACAACGTCTTTTCATCAGGCATTATATTTCCTCACTTTCTATCTTGTTTTCATCACCTTCAAATAATAGTTTCTTTGTTAATGTTATAAATCTTAGTCCATCAATAATGCCCTTATATTCGTATGGGAATTCTTTACAGCCAGACATTGCTAAAGTATATTTTTTATCTCTAAACAATATCACAAACTGCTTTTCATCATATATTTGAAATTCATCAGCATTGTCAACGTAACTTATAATCCCTTGTCCTCTAGCTCTTAAAGTAGCAATTCTTAATTCAAGTGCTACATCAACTAATTTTTCAATATTTATCATTTCTGTTTAACCTCCACAAATTTGTTATTTTGCAAAGTATAAAAAGTATTTTCTTTTATATTCTTGCCATCTACTTTTTTATTTTTTACATTTTTAATATGCCAGTTATAATTTTTATCTTGTTCCCATTCTACTAATACCAAATAGCAACCAATTTTTCCTTTTGCTTTGCTTTCTGTCCCTGTAGCAATAGCTATACTTTCTTTTCCTTCAACAGTAGCCACGCTTTGGTATCCTGTGTTAGTAGCCACGCTTCGGTCTCCTGTGTTAGTAGCCACGCTTCGGTCTCCTGTGTTAGTAGCCACGCTTTGGTCTCCTGTGTTAGTAGCCACGCTTTGGTCTCCTGTGTTAGTAGCCACGCTT